CATTAAATTTTGGGAAACTCTGTCCTGGAACAATGTCACCCTTAAAACTACGTATTTGGCCTTCGTGTAATATCTGTGTACGAACTTGATTTTTGCCGCCCACATATGCACCGCTGCCAGGAGCACGTATAAAGCTTTCTTTATATAAATCGCTTAAAAAAATAGCAATCTCACGCTCAAAACTTGATCCTTTTTGTTTTTGTGGATTAGGCATATTGTTAGTTATCTTTAAAAATTAAAGCTAGAATTTATTAATGTTCTTTGTTTACTACACTTATGGTTACAAGTTGAATGGTTGTTATAAAATTTAGTTTGCCATAAAATATTATGTAAAACATCTTGCAAATTTTCTTTATACAAGTTAAACTTTTTGCCTAACTGTAACCAATTACTATTTTGATCATATCTATTAGCTACCCAACAACAGGGAAAAAAATCTCCTTGACTGTTTATAAATAAACCTTTTACCCCAGTAAAACATAATGGAGTTATAGTTTCATTTTCAGATAAATGGTGAAATAAGTTTTTTACTTTGTTTAAAAAATTCTCAGGCATTTTTTTATTTGATAAACTAATTGTAGATTTTTCATATAACATACTTTGTGCTATATTTTCAGGCCTAGGTTCTAATATATCATTGTTATATCTTTTATCTATACTTCCAAACTTACTACTTTTGGTAATTTGTAAAAAATCAAAGCCTAAACTTCTTGCTAAATTTGTAATTTTGTCTATATGATCTTGATTAAATTTAAAAATAATAAGGTCCCAAAACATATAACAACTACTATATCTTCTTATTATTTTAATACCTTGCATTATGCTTTTAAAATCACTATTAACTCTATATAAAACATTTGTATCTTGATCGTAGCCATCAATGCTAAAATGTAATTGATCATTACTATCAAGTACTGATCCCAATTCTACCCACCATTTTTTACTTTTATAGCTACCGTTCGTTATTATAGTAATACTAATTGGTTTTATTTTTTTAAAGTACTTTATAACTTCAATTAAATCTTGTGCGTAAATTGGATCTCCGTCATCACCACAAAAAGTTATTCTTTCAACATTGTTTTTTACAAACTCTTCAGTAAAGTTTCTTTTAAAAAATTCCAAATGCAATTCGGTATTAACCAATGTATCAGGTACTTCTGTTCTAGGGCATCTCGTACATTTTAAAGTACATTTACTACTAATTTCAATATGCCAATGCCACGTAGCTAGGTTCATACAAAATCATGTGTTGTGTTATATGTTGTAAATCCATTTTCTTTGACTACACGCAACACGCTAGGCACACGTCCAGCAAGTTCCTCACGATGACTTACAAGCCATACAGATTTGTTTCTATTACGTGACATATCTTTTAGTATTGCCATACTGTTTTCAACACCGATACTATCCATACCGCTGTCAATTAGTTCATCTATAAATAATGTGTTAATTTGGCAATATAAACTTTCCCATACATCACGGAAAGCAAAACTTAAACCAAGTATTAATCTATTGCGTTCACCACGACTTAAATTATCAAAATCAAGTTCGCGTCCATACTCAGTTATCTCAACAGATAGATCGTTTAAAAATATTACTTGATGAGGTAATCCGATCCTATCAAGGTAGTGTGTAAGCCTTGCGTTGAGATAACTGAGATTTTGATCAATAATTTTCTTACGTACAAAACTGTCTTTACTGGTTAGTAACTCTAATAAGAACTTTTGATGTTCAAGAAGTCTATTATATGAATTGATACTGTTAAAGTCAACAACTTGTAACGCCTTATTTTCCATTTCGGATATTTGATCAGTATATGGATTTAAATCGTTAGTTTTTTCATCTATAGACTTAACGAGGCTATCAACCATACTTCGATGTTGGAACGCCTCTTGCTCTGTATCGTAATATAGTTTTGGTGGTTTGCCTAAAGTACCTAATTCTTTTTTGGCTTTGTGTACCTGAGATATTTCAATATTCAATGTTTCAAGTGTTGCTGCGGTGGTCTTTACGAATTTTTCGCGTTCTTTTAATAGTTTGCTGTGTTTGTCATCATGTATATCTTGACCGCAAGCATGACACTTATGGTCTTGCAATGACTTTAATTCTTTTTCAGCTTTCTTAAGTGCCTTTTCCTCACGATCAATATCTGTTTCTGCTCTATTGATTGCTTTATCAATATCGGCTAAATCTTTTTTATTTTGATTATATAAACTTAAATCTTTATGACCTTGAAGTTCAGCTTCAATATCTAACTTACGCAGTTCTTCAAGGTCTTCTGTTAACTTCTTTAAATCTTCGTCGTGCTTGGCATCCCAAAGTTTCGCTCGTCGTTTTAAGTTTTCAATTTGTTCTTGTATACGTTTATTTGCTTCTTCTATTGCTTTTACTTTGTATTCTTCTTCAGTTATACTGTCTTTGGTTGTTTTGATTTGTTCTTTTATTAGTTCTGCTTTTTCACTCAACAATGTGATGCCAAGCAACTGTTCAATAATATTACGCTGATCATTAGCCTTCATGGCTAAAAATGGTTCGCTATATGTATTTAGTGCCACAATATGTTTAAACATATCGGGAGTCATACCTATAGCACGTTCAATATGTTCTTGTGTTTCTTTGTTCTCACCCTGAGCATCATTAATACATTCTTCTTCTTGATTGTTTACATAAAATTTGAGTATGTTTGGTTTACGACCGCGTTCAATCTTATAATCAATACCGTTACATTGAAACTCTAATGTAACCATCATGCCTTTAGCATTAGTACGATTGATTAAGTTATCTTTACGAATTTGATTGATTGGAGTACCAAACAATACATATGAAAGACCCTGGATGAGAGTCGTCTTGCCAGTACCATTTCTAGCACCGTCCCCTCCTAGATCTAGGTTCTCGCCCAGTATTAATGTTAATTCTTTGCTATCAAAGTTCACAGCCTGTGTAACTGCACCAATAGATAAAAAATTTCTTAATGTAATGTTTTTTAATAGTATCATAGGTTTCTATAAATCTCAAGTAACACTTTAGGGTCATAATGTTGACTTTCAATATTGCTAATTTGATCTGTAATTATCTGATCAACGCTTTCAAATTTCAACTCGCCTGGGGCAAGATCAAGCGTGTGCTGATCAAGTTTCATAGGTATTAGTGCCATTTCACGCAATTGATGCTTAGGAACTAGTGTTTCTTTTATGTAGTTTGCCTCTTCATAACTAATATCAATATCAAGATGCACACGAATACTACTACGAGGCAATAGATATCCTTCAGGATTTTCTAATATATCGCTTAGTTTATAAACTCTAAATGTGGGCTGTTTAGGCCATGATTTGAATATAGGATCAACTCCCCATTCTAATATCATCATACCTCTAGCATCGTCACCTGCATCAGCATAGTTGTGTGGGAAAGCATTGCCCATGTACCAGATGTTTTTACGTGACTGTCGTTTATGAAAGTGTCCCGAATATACTTGTTCAAATCTAACTACATGTTCATCGCTAATTTCACCATGATCTGGCATTTCTACCATGGCATTCATATAGAAGCGTGGCAACTCAAGATGCGAAAACAAGTATTTTGTTTTAAACTTGAGCAGTTTCTTGTATTCATCTCCTACAAGCCAGGGTGCGATAGTTACATCGTCTTCACTAAACCAGTCGTTGATGATATGAACGTTTGGCAAATGCCTTGCCCACTCAACACTATGTATATCCCTGCGATCACGATAGTAAAGATCGTGATTGCCGGGAATAAAATAAACATTATCAAAATTGTCATTTAATTTTTCTAATGCACGTAATCCATATTGCATAGTATGTATATTGATACTTGCACGATGGTGATTATAATCACCTAAGAAAAAGCAAGTCTCGCAACCTTCAGCCTTAGCAGTTTCTATGAACCAATCAATGAAATCGGCGCAATCTTGATTATGTTCCAAACTATTTGACTTTAAACCAAAATGTATATCTGTAAAGATTGCTGCCTTCTTAAATAAGTTAGACATCTATATATTTTATATAAGTTATTGATTTACTTAAAGTTTTTTGGTTATTCTTCATAAACATTAAACTTTTGATCACGCATTTGACGAGTGAAACTGGGATTCAATCCATTCATCTCTAAGATATCGTCACGAATATTTTGATTACGCTTTTCGGTATTTAGTACGCGGCAGAAACTATTTGTGATAGCAGCAGTGTAGTAAGCGAATGGATTAGCACTCTTTGCTTCATTGAAACGTAATCCAACATATGTCAATTGAAGTATAGCACTGTTACGCATTTCATCATTGTATGTGTAACCGCGCCAGTTAAACTTCATGGCATATTTTTCGCAAAGCATGATAAACATACGTGCTAGTTTGTCAGAAATCTTGCCGTGGTCTTTGCTGAAGTCGCCTGTCTTAACACCGCCCTTCCAATGACTTTTACCTACACATACTGCTGAATTGGTTTCATCTAACTTGTAATGTTGAAATGGGGGAAAGTTCACTTTAACATGTACCATGTCATCAACTTCATCTTTAGTATCTTCAATTTCTAAATCTTCAAATAAACTTTCTTCTTCGTTTTCTTCAAATTCAAGTATATCTACTGCTGTCTTCTTTTTAATGACCTTGCGTGGTTGTTTTGGACTTACTGGGATATGTTCCCAGGTCATAACACGAAATACTAAATCGGTTATTGGTATGTCTTTTAATTTGACTTTAGTACCAGTCTGGTTAAAAATTCTTGCTGCTCTTGTTTCTCTAGCAGTTTTGATGTTTTTTAGTTTAGATAATTGATCTAATGACTTGTCTAATGGGCTCTGCGGCATGTCGATGATTAGATCATATTGATGATATTCCTGTCTTGAAAAACTGCAATAGCTGGTTTTACTTGCGTGTATCTCTTTTAGGATATCTTTATTGTTTAAGTAATTTACGGGTTTTTTCGCTGTAGACATAGTTCCTCTTATAATTTTGTTGTAAAAATGATACACGACCCTGTATAAAGTGTCAAGTAATTTATTACAATTTTGGTGAATTTATGACGATAAATATCAATGAGATTACTATTTATAGATGTTTTTCTTTAGGATAAATTAATGGCACAAACTCCAGCAGATGTATTACGTACAAATCTAGAAATAATTTCTAGGTCTCAAACTATTGCCACCAGTACACAAAATGATTGGAGACAGGGAAAAATTTCTAAAGAAAATGCGCTATTACAAATTAATAATGCTAAAAATCAAGCCAAAGATGCAACAAGCAGAATAGCTGCATATGAAAGAGCAAACAAAGGCCTGTTAAAATCACAGGGGCTTACAGCAAGTTTTACTGCAGCAGAAGATCAGGGCGAATCCGCAATAAAATTTAGCGAAAATGCATATAAATTTATAGAATATAATAAGCCTGATCAAACTGGATTGCCAAATACTAAAAAGGAGTTATCTGTACTTAAAGCAAGTATTGTACCGCAAGTTAGTAGTAATAAAGATATTATAAGTGAACTTAATGCTCTTATAGCTAGAAATGCTAGTAAGGCAGAAATTGATGCAGGCAAAGCAAAAGCTAAAGCCGCATTTGATAAAGCAAATAGTCTACTTAATGAAACACTAAATTATACTAATAAAGCAGCTAATGCAAAACTTACTGATGATCAAAGTTGGGGTAAATCTACACAACAAACAGTAAATCAACAAATTACTGATTTATCAAAATTAATAGGCAATTTAAACTCTAAAAAGCCTGCTATTCCTACTCCAGTTGCCGGAGCAACAGGAGCAGCCCCTCCCCCTGCGGTGTCCCCAGGAGTACCTCCACGTACACAACCCAATCCTTTTAGTGCTGGAACTAGTGTAGGTTTAGAGGGTGAGGAGGAAACTGCTAGAGTAAGATTTACAGAACAGGACGCAACGAATTTAGCTGCACAAGGTGATTGGAGAGTAAAACTATCATTAGCTCCCGGGTCACCAAATATTTTATATAATAACAATGATGATAGTGTTGGTATTTTAGCTCCACTGCGTGCTACCGACGGTGTAATATTTCCATACACACCAACTATTAATGTAACGTATACTGCAGATTATGACAATACGATGCTAACACATAGTAATTACAAAGTACTAGCGTATAAGGGAAGTGCAGTGGAACAAGTTACTATACAAGCAGATTTCACTGCTCAGGACATTTTTGAAGCAAATTATTTAATGGCTGTGATACACTTTTTCCGCAGTGCAACAAAAATGTTTTATGGATTAGATGATACTGTAAAACCAGGCACACCTCCTCCATTATGTTTTTTAAATGGATTAGGAGAATTTCAATTCAATCAGCATCCTTTAGTAATATCTAGCTTTATATATAACCTGCCAACCAATGTTAATTATATTCGCGCTACACCTACTGCAGGCGGAGCGCCGGGTGTAAGCACATATAATAATCAAATTAAAGGTAATCCGGTAGACAAAATTTGGAAGCTAGGTAAACAAATTGCTCAAGGCGGTTATAGCCCAGAGCCCGATTGGAGTGTTTTACAGCAAGGTAGTAACCCGCCTACATATGTTCCAACAGCTATTAATTTGACAATTACTTGCTATCCTGTAGTAAGTAGAAATGAAGTTAGTAACGAATTTAGTCTGGCAGGATATTCAACAGGAGCATTGTTACAAGGCAATAGAAGAAACGGTGGAGGTTTCTGGTAATGGCTATCAACAATTTTTATCCCTCAACAAGTCCATATAGCATGACGCCTATTAATAAGACAGGCAAGTATTTGGATTTTTTAAATTACAGAGTAATACCTAAATATCAGAGTGACATCTATTTTGAAATACCAAGAGTTTATCAATTTAGACCTGATATGTTAGCCTATGATTTATATATGGACCCACGATTATATTGGGTGTTTGCAGCACGTAATCCAAACGTATTAGGTCCTGATCCTTATTTTGATTTTGTGGCAGGTTTATCCATTTATGTACCTAAACTAGATACATTAAAAGCCGCATTAGGAATATAAAATGGCTTTCAGTTTCAAAAGTCAGGGAGGAGTACCAGATGACTTGGGTGAATTTAAAAACCCAAGTAAAAATCAAACTGACTTTAATTTCGTTTATAAAGGCAATTCTTTTCCTAGCTTAACTGATAATAAGCTAGCAAAAGATATAGCAAATATACAAATTACCCCAGTAACTGATTATAATCCTAATACTAACAATGGCGTAGGATCTGAACCTAATACTATAGGTCGTAGATTAATGAACCCGTTAGGGTATTTTGCAAGTTATACATATAATATATCTCTTTATATGTTGAGTGCTGATGCCTATCAAGCGTTTTTAGCAACTGGTAGAACAAGCATAGAAGCGTTTGATACTCTTACCGGTCGTGTATTAGCATCTACTGGTGGCGGTACATTTTTAATAGCACAGAGCGGTGGATTAGGCCCAGAACAAAATCGTGCTCCTGGTATGGAATTAGATTATTATATTGATAATCTTGTAATAAATCAAGCAAATCCCGGCAGTGGTACAGGCGGATCAACAGCAGAATATGACGTTTCATTTAACATAACAGAACCATATGGCTTTAGTTTTCTAAGTGAGTTGACTAGAGCAGCAAACACATTACAACAATATGATAGAAGTTTAAATGCTACACTCACTGGAGGTTCTCAGGGCAGTGTTAACTTAAACGGATTAAGAATGCAGTATGTTATAGGAATTAGATTTTATGGTTATGACATAGCTGGAAATCCTATACAAAGTAGAGAAAGTGTAATGGGAGGAGTAGAGGCTAGTGGATCATCTATAACAGCTGGAGTATTTGAAAGATTTTTTGACATCACTCTTCATAAAGTGACATTTAAATTAGGTGTAACTACCACATATGATTGCACAGCTAAACTTACGCCTATGCAAGCATTTGGATTAAAATATGGACATATTCCTCCTCCGACTACTGTTGAAGGAGTAACTATCTTAGATTGCTTAATGGGCAGCAAAGGATTGTTTACTGCACTTAATCAACAACAACAACAGCTTTTTGATCAAGGAAAAATTTTAGAAATGGTTCACTATGCTGTTGCATTTAAACCTGATGCAAAAAGCATAGAAGACAGTCCTATGTTTTATGATGGAAATAATAGCGAACAAAGATATAATGGATCTACTAGCGGAGCAAAAACTAGCGAACAAAGTAATCCATTTACAGAATATAGATCCTTTCCAGATAAGTCAACTAAAACTATACCTTTTCAAGCTGATACTCCAATTGTTAAGGCAATAGAAACAATTATAAAAGAAAGTAGTTTTATGACTGTAAGCTTATTAAGAATAGAAGATAATTATGAAGCTAAAAATAAAAATCCAGATATAATTATTGACAATACACAGCCAATATATTGGTATAGTGTTACACCCGAATTAAGTAATCCTAGATGGGATAATAAAATTAACAGTTGGGCTTATGATATTTTATATATGATTGAAAAATTTGAAATACCTTTTTTATATACAGATAACGTAGTACCAGAACAAGATTTTTATGGTATACAAAAATCTTATAGATATTATTTTACAGGTCAAAATACAGAAGTATTAGATTATCAACAAGAAATTAATTTAGCTTATCAAATAAATCTTGCAGGTTTAAATGCAAGTGCAATAAGTCCTGACGTACAATTGTCAAATAGACCATCAGGACAAAGTACACAAACTGCAGAAAATTTAGGATTAATCAGTCAAAATACAATATTAACACAGATTTATGACGACAAATCATTTGCTACTGCCAAGATTTCTATTTTAGGTGATCCAGACTATCTTGCGCCTACATCAACAAGTGTTAATAGTTTATATCAAAGATTTTACGGGGGCGATGGCTTTACTATTAAACCAACAGGTGGCAAAAATTTTGTTGAAATAGTGTTTTATGAAGGAAAAGATTATAACACTCAAACAGGTGTTTTTGATATTAATAGATCAATTGGTATGACTATGCAACAGGATCCTAGTATAAGTCCTGGGGTAGTATATGAAGTAGTTAGAGTTACAAGCAAATTTAGTCAAGGAAAATTTACTCAAGACTTACAACTAATTGTTAAGGACGTTGCATCAGTAGCTAATGCAATTAGACAACGTAACGCTAACACTGCAGTAGACCCAGTAGGAACTACAGTAGACGGAACAGGATTAAGACCTGATCAATTACCAGGGCCACCAGTACAAAGTCCTACAAGAGAAGGAGCTGGAATAAAAAATCCATTTGGAATAGGTCCCACTAATAATTCTAGTACTGATGATAATAATCCGATCAATAATCCTAGATATGGCCCTACAAGATATGATTATGGTCCTGGTAGTTTGGATCCTTTAGCCGGAGTTAATAATTCAGATCCGTTTGCTAATCCACTAAGTAAGTTAGGATGGCGTGGTGATCCACCATTTGGACCTTAATGAGTAGAAGTATATGTCAATAGTAAAATCGAATGATGGAATGGCAATACTTAATAAGCCGGCAGCAGCTAGCGAACCAGGTGGCAGTAGTGCCATAACCTATCCTTATCCAGTAGTCGGCGTAGTCAAAGATAATATTGATCCTTTTAGACAAGGTGCAATTCGTGTTTGGATAGAAAGCAGCGAAAACGTTAATACAAATCCTGAGGACGATAAATGCTGGGTAACTTGTTATTTTTTAAGTCCTTTCTTTGGGGCTACTTTAGCTACAAGCGGAGAGGATACATACGGTAGTTATAAAACCAATCCGTCAAGCTATGGAATGTGGTATAGTCCGCCTGACTTAGGATCTAGAGTTTTATGTATATTTGTTCAAGGAAAGCCAAGTCAAGGTTATTGGATAGGGGGTATTCCTAATCCTTTACTTTTACATATGGTGCCTGCTATTGGCGGTAGAGAAGATGTAGTACCTAACAAGGGAGAAGCTGCTAGCATGGCAGATGCTGTAAGATTACCAGCAGCTGGACTTAATACAAATAACCCTGCGATTTCAACTGGCGTAAGCTATCTTGAGGAACCTACGCCTGTACATAGTTATACTGCGGCAATATTACAACAACAAGGTTTAATACGTGATGCTATTTTAGGCGTAATAGGTTCAAGTGCTACAAGAGAAAGTCCATCAAGGGTTGGTTGGGGAGTAAGCACTCCCGGCAGACCAATTTATGCAGGTGGATTTGATGATACAAATTTACCTAAAGCATTAGATGAAGGCATAGATCAATCACAACTTAAAGTTATAGGTAGACGCGGTGGCCATAGCATTGTAATGGATGACGGTGATATATTAGGTAGAGACCAATTAGTAAGAGTTAGAACTGCTGGCGGGCATCAAATAATGATGCACGATAAAAATCAGATTTTATCAATACTTCATAGTAATGGTCAATCATATATTGAGTTTGGTAAAGAAGGTACTATTGATATGTACTCTACCAATAGTATTAACATGAGAAGTCAAGGGGATATTAACATACACGCAGATCGTGATGTTAATATCAATGGCAACAAAAATACAAAAATTAATACTAACGGCGATTTAGAACTTACTAGTGCTAAGAAAACAAAACATTTAGCTGGTTCAGAATATAATTTAAGTTCTGGTATGATTATGACTATTAAGGGTGGTTTAGGATTATCAATAGAAAGTGGCGGTGTAGCTAGTTTTAGCGGATCTTTATTAACATTTATAAAGGGTAAAGTTGTATTAATAAACACATTAACTAGTCCATTAATTGCTAAAGATGTAAAGGGCAGTGATATTGTTACAAACATTGATAATATATGGACACCAGATCAAGGCTTTGTTAGCGTACCCAATGCAATGGCATCAATTTGTAGTAGAGTGCCTGCGCACTATCCTTGGGATGATAGTAATAAGGGTGTTGATTTAAAAGTTGATTTGTCAAAATCAAGCGCACTTCCAGATGCTCCAAATGAGCAGGTTGCAAAAATTAACAAAGAAGTAGCACAACTTGAAGGACAAATTGCTAGTGGCATTATGTCAAACAGTCCATCATTATCAGGAGTAAGTAAAAATATTGATAATTTGAATGCAGGAGCAATGTTAGCTGCGCAAAGTCAAGTTAATGCTAATTCTCCTTTCGCAAGCAGCAATAAAAACGGTTACGCAATTGTTGATGTAAATGGAAAAAAGGAAATACGTGTAGGACCTGCTGGAATGCCAATAAGCCAGTTGGAAAGTGGCGGTATATTGAAACCAGGCGCAGCCACTCTTATTGAAAATAATATCAACAAAGGTATGCCACCAGAACGAGCCTTTGCTACAAATTTGTTTACTGGCAAAGCAGGAGCTAAAAACTTCCAAGAATTAATCGCAAGTTATACATCGCAAGCAGGCGCAGCTAATTCTTCTTATCAAAGAGCCCAAACTGAGTTAATACAAGCTGGTGTTATAACAGGTACTGCAGCTCCAAATCAAGAAGCAGGAGTTACATTAGCAGCAGCCACTACCAGCACAGCAGCAGTAGCGCGTAGGGTCGCTCAATCTACTGGTAGCAGTACTGCAGCTACCATAGCACGTAAAACAGATAAGATTGCACAGACAGTAAATTTAGGTAATCAAGCTGTAAATGCAGTGAATTCATCAGACAAACCAATTTCAGCAGCAATACAATTTATGGAAAGAAATCCTAAATTTGCTGGTAAAATTGATTACAATAAAGGCACTACCGGTGCAGCACTAAGTGTTGTCAAAGAAGGTATTGGCAAACTAGAAGCCGGACAGCCAATCAATCTTGGTGCATTGGCAGCAGCTAAGGGTATAGAAAGATTTACAAATTTCAGTATTAAAGGTTCAAAACAGGGCGGATTGGCTGGTTATGTCAGTAACCAATTTATTAACGCTGCTAATACATATACCAGTACATTTACAAATCAATTAAAGGCTAATTTTAAAAATAATATTACTGGTACAGTTAATATTAACAGTGCTTTTGCTCAGGCAGGTTTAGCCTCTCAGACCAAATTGTTAGGACTACAAAACACAGCACTTGGTGCTGCACAAAGTATAAAAGCTGCAGGTTTATTTTTAAATGCTGGGCAATTTAGCCTAGCAGGCAATGCTCTTGCTAGCGGGTTAGGAAGTATACCTGGTATTGGCGGTTACGTAACTACTATTAATAACGCAGTACAAACTATTAGTACAGCTATTAAAGTATTACCAGGACAAATAAGAGACACATTTACAGCAATTACGAATGCCTCAAAAGCTGTAGGCTTCGCTACTAAAACAAGAGAATTAACTGGAGTAACCGTAGGTTTAAGTAAATCAGGGCAATTTGCTCAACAAATATTTGGAGGTCCAGCAGGAGGAGGTATTGCTGGTATCTTCTCATCAGCTAAGGCAGGATTTGATAGTATAGTACAGGCGGGTTCAGCAGCATTAGGCACTGCGTTTAACGTTATGAATGCTGTAGCTTCTGTAGCAGCATTGTTTGGCGGCAAACGTAAAATAAGGAAAGGTGTAAGTAAAAACAAAACTGTAAACAGAGCGGGTATTAATAAACAAATTTTAAGCACTATAGGCGATCCTAAGATACCTGCTCCTATATTCATTGAGGGAGTAAGTGAACTTCAAATACAAGAACTAAACAAGATTAGAGAAAAAGCCAGACAGCAAGTTCTTAACAGGGGAGTTAATGCAAATAATCGTAATAATCCTGCAAATCAAGGGGTTAGTGGTATTCCAAAAAATATAATCAACGATGCTACCACTGATGGACAAACTGTTAATCAAGTTGCTCAGGGTATAGTAACTACTAATACAGGAGCAACAACAGTTATTGGAGCAGGTATATCTACTAGAGCATTACAAGCTAAAGAAGCAGAAGCATTAAGCACTGAGGTAAGAAACCTTGCTTTAGCTAAAAAAGATTATGACTTTATTGCTTCAAACTATCCACAAGGAAGCCCTGAAATATTAGCTGCCAAGAATAAAGTAGATAGTCTTACTGCTCAAAATCAAATAAGCAGCACAGCAGTTAGTACACAACTACCTATAACACCAACAAATCCCACGCAGTATAATATAAATCAAATACCGCAGCAGTATAGAGCATTTTATTTAAGATTTAGAAGGCTTCCGCCCGGAGCTAGAGTACTACCTGACGGCACAATCATTTAATAAATAAAGAATATGCCACAATATCTTGGATTTAGTACAATCAATGCAAACAAACCTAAGTCTTCCAACATGGTAAATGGAATTGACGGAGGTCCAGGGGGAATTAGAGAACCCATAGTTTATGGAAAAAAGTTTAAACTTACAGATGAAAAACTTGTAATACAAGATTTTATGAACGCTTTAAACATTCGCATAGGCGAAAAGGTAGGACAACCGCAGTATGGAACCAGTTTATGGGAATTTATATTTGAGCCTAATACACCAGACGTACAGGGCAAATTAGAAGTTGAGTTACGTAGAGTTGCAACACTTGATCCTAGATTGCAAGTTAATACAGTTAAAGCAAGTCCCGTGCAAAATGGCATATTAATTGAATTACAAGTAGCTGTTGCACCCTTTAATAATCCGCAAGTTTTAAGCGTTTTCTTTAACAGCGGATTAAACTCAGCTTCATTACAATAGTTAAAAACCCAGTTTTTCATATTGATAAATACTAAAACAGAGTTTTATTATGGCTACAAGTTCAAGACAAGCTGCATTGTTCGGTGTAAATGATTGGAAAGCAATCTATCAAACTTTTCGTGAAGCCGATTTCCTTAGCTATGATTATGAAACTTTGCGTAAAAGTTTCATAGATTATCTTCGTGTCTATTATCCAGAAACATTTAATGATTATATCGAAAGTAGTGAATATATTGCATTACTAGACGTTATGGCCTTTATGGGTCAAGGTCTAGCATTTCGTAATGATCTTAATAGTCGTGAAAATTTCTTAGACACAGCCGAACGCCGTGATAGTGTTATTAAGTTAGCAAATCTTGTAAGCTATACGCCAAAACGTAATCTGTGTTCTGAAGGTTACCTTAAAATCACAAGCATATCAACCACACAGAATGTTATAGATTTAAATGGTACTAACTTAAGTAATGTACCTGTTCTATGGAATGACCCAGCTAATATATTTTTCTTAGAGCAGTTTAATGCAATCATTAACGCTGCACTTATCGACACACAAAAAATAGGTAGACCAGGAAATGTAAGCGATATATTAGGTGTGGTAACTAGCGAATATTCAATAAAAATACCAACTAATACATTACCAATCGCCCCTTTTCAAACTAGTATAGACGGTACAACTATGTCTTTTGAACTAGTAAGTGTAAGTAGCGTTGGTAAAGATTACTTATATGAAATTCCGCCGGCTCCCAGCGGACGCTTTAATTTGTGTTACAGGAACGACCAACTAGGATATGGTAGTGGCGATACTGGATTTTTCTTTTACTTTAAACAAGGTATATTACAAAACGTAGATTTTAATTTTACTCAGCAAATATCAAATCAAATAGTTGATATCAACATTGAGGGCATCAATAATACTGATACTTGGTTATATCAATTAAGTGCAGATAATAATACAAGAATTTTATGGCGTCAAGTAGATAGTGTTTACGCCAACGCATATTTACAAACCGAAGGTAGCAATAGAGAAATCTTTAGTGTCAATAGTAGATTTAACGATCAAGTAACATATGTATTTGGAGACGGCGTATTCAGTAAAATTCCTGTAGGAGCATTTAGAGCCTATGTACGTGCTGGCAATGGTTTAACTTATACAATCGATCCAAGCGAAATGCAAGGTATTAGTGTATCATTTAATTACATCAGTAGAGTTGGCAAAATTGAAACACTGACTGTTGGATTAACTCTTACTAACCCAGTATCTAATGCTCAGGCACGTGAAACATTGCCTGATATAAAACAACGCGCACCAACACGTTACTATACACAAAATCGTATGGTTAATGGTGAAGATTATAATAATTTCCCCTATACTTTATACAGTTCAATAATAAAATCAAAAGCAGTAAACCGTAGTAGCGTAGGCGTAAGCAAAAATTTAGATTTACTTGATCCAACAGGCAAATATTCAAGCCTTAATAGTTTTGGTAGTGATGGTGCTTTATATCAAACTGATATTGATGGATTTTTAAACTTAACTATTGTTGACCAAAGTGATATTATCGAATTCTTATCTGTTGATTTGGCAACCGTTCTTGCTTCAAATAAGGCAAATCAATACTATATTCAAAACTATGAGCGTTACAACTTAGATGCTGCTAGCGGTGACGGCACAGTTTACTGGCATAGCAGTACAGTAGATGCAAATAGTCAAACAGGATATTTTTATAATATTAACTTAAACAATGATGTGCCCTTAGCAATTGGTCTGTTTAATAGCAATAATGCCAAATATATTACACAAGGTGCTTTAGTACAATTTACAGCACCAATAGGATTTTATTTTAACGATAAAAATAGACTAGTTTCTGGTATACCAGGACCTAACAATCCTACAAGTATTTGGACTACTGTTCTTAACATAAATGGAGACGGTAATAATAACGGTCAAGGAAACTTTGCAAATGGAACAGGACCAGTTACATTAAATGGCTTTATTCCACAAGGCGCAATTTGTACACAAGTTATACCTGTATTTGAAAATAAACTTAATACTATTATAGTAAATGAATGTGTTGACAGGATGGAACTACAACTCAGCTTCTCCTTAGTCTTTAATAATTCATTAGCAATAGATCAACAAAGATGGTCAATACGTCCATATGAAGATCCTGATTATTTTGTTAATTTTTTAAGTTTGGGTAATAATAGATATAGCGTAACTTATAAATCATTGACTTACTATTTCGGCAGTGTTGAAGATATTAGATTTGCCTTTAGCACAGGAGAATTAGTTTATGATCCTTTCAGTGGTAAAATTTTACAAGATTACATAAACATCTTATCAATAAATACTATACCATATTCAAACACTTCATTATCAAGAGATATTAAAGTAAATATTGTTGGTCAAACTGTTGAAAGCGACGGTTATATTAATGATTTTGAAGTAGAAGTTTCAGGTACAGATGTTAATAATAAAACTTTAATATTAAATCCAGATTTTTTTGAAACTGTAACTGGTGTGCAAACGGATGCTGCAAACATCGGTAAGTATGTATTTTTCGTTACAATTCAAGATCCAATCAATTTAACAAGAGAACAAATTGTTCCTACAAGTGAAGTTGAATATCAATATAGTAATAAAAATCAAATTGAAGTAGTAAAATATGATTATCCATTAGGACAATTATTTTATGCATATGCTGAAATTGATAGTTATGAAAAGTATAATGTTTTCTATAAAACTGTACAAGATCCTACAGTAACAACGCCTTCGTATAGTTTAGTACTACAACCACTATATACTATGAAACCTGGCAGACAGGGCTTAAGTTTCCAATATCGTCATAATAGCAACAATACTACACGTATCGATCCAGCTACAACAAACATAATTGACTTATATGTAGTAACGCAAAGTTATTATACTGCATATAATAATTGGTTAGTTGATACAACTAATACAGTACCTTATCCAGATAAGCCAACTACAACAGAATTAAATATTGCATACGGCAAAATTAATGATTATAAAATGTTGAGTGATAGCGTAATTTTAAACTGCGTTACTTTTAAACCCTTATTTGGAATTAAAGCAGACGCAGCACTTAGAGGAACAATAAAAGTAATTAAAAATGTAGATACAAGTGCTAGTGATAGTGAAATACGTAGTGCTGTATTAACTGCTATGAATAATTACTTTAACATCAATAATTGGAACTTCGGTGAAACATTTTATTTCAGCGAACTTAGTGCCTATCTACATAATGAATGTGGTGATTTAATTAATAGTGCTGTACTTGTACCAAATAATCCTGAAGCACAGTTCGGTGATTTGTATGAGATTAAATCTGCACCATATGAGATTTTTGTTAATGCAGCTACATCAAATGATGTTGTAGTAATTGCTGCATTAACTCCTGCAGAGTTGCAAGAAAGATAAAATGACTAGAATAAGAACACTTGAATTTCTACCGGAAATATTTCAAACCCCAACGAATAGCCAATTTCTTGCGGCTACATTGGATCAATTAGTAAATCCCCCAACTTTGCAGAAAAATCAGGGCTATATAGGTTCACGATTTGGTTATGGACTTAATGCCAATGACTATTATGTAACTGAACCAACTAAAGTTAGAAGAGATTATCAATTAGAGCCAGGCGTTGTTTTTACGAAAAAAGATGAAGAAGTAGCTAAAGACTTTTTAAGCTATCCTGGTATTCTTGATGCAATAAAGTTAGGCAATGGAATATCGACTGATAATAATAGATTATTTGAAAGTGAATTTTATAGTTGGGACAGTTTTACAAATCTAGATGCAGTTATTAACTATAATGAATACTATTGGTTACCAGAAGGTCCGCCAGCAGTACAGGTTAGTTCAAGCACAGTGTTTGTCGCACAAGATTATGTTGTAACAGATTTACCTAACGCATACAATATAAAAGAATTAGGCGCTGCATCTGGAACAAATAATCCAACTATTACTTTAATACGTGGCGGCGAATATAACTTTTATGTAAACCAAAATACCAATTTTTGGATACAAGGCGAACCAGGTGTTACAGGCTACAGTCCTTCTCAGCCGAATTTATATACAAGAGAAATTTTTGGTGTAACTAATAATGGTGCAACAACAGGCATTGTAACATTTAATGTACCTGCAGCAAATGTTCAGGATGAATTTGACTTCCCAGGTAATAATCCTGTTGGTGTAGTTAGTACAACAAGTTTTGCAAATTTAAACGGTGTTAAATTAAGTTCACTTAGTAACGGCATCGATGGCGTTACCAGTCTTAACGGACTAACTGTTTTATTTTATAATACAGGTATTCCAAACGAAGTTGCACAAGTTAATACTTTTTATGACCAAAGTAATTATGATACAAATTTAGGATTTACAGGCGGTGTTGAATTAATCAACATTACTAATACTGACAGTAGTACTGGTCTTTTAACAGCAAATACTACAGCTAATTTAAATGTAGGTCAAACAATCACATTTAATCCAGTTACATTTGGTAACATTAGTTCTTATAATACTACCAACCCAAATACAATCTACTACGTAAGTGAAATTGATAGTGCAACAACATTTAATATTACTCTTAATACAAAAGTAAATTCAGGTTCTTTTGTTGTAGGACGTAGATATTCAATAAGTGAATATGATCAAACTAATTGGACATCAGTAGGCGCAACAGAAACAAATGCAGGATTTTTCACTATAGGAAAAACATATTTTATTAGTGAAGTAGGCACTACAGATTTTACAATTATAGGAGCTGATGATAATACAGTTGGTTTAGCATTTATAGCTACAGGTGTAGGCATAGGCACAGGTAAAGCGTTTGAACAAAGATTTACAGCAACAAGCACAGGTACAACCAGCGCAAGTTCACTTACTGTTGGTAACACTTATGAAATATCTATACTAGGTGACACTGACTGGGCAAGTTGTGGAGCAGTTTTAGTAAATGGTGGTTCATTTGTTCCAGGCATAGCTTATGTTATTGAAACGTTGGGTGACACAGATTGGAATGCATTAGCAGATACTACAGGTATTACATATAACGTAGGAGATACTGTATATGCAAGTCCTTATGGAAGTGTAGCACAGGTAAACACTACTGGCAGTGCGTATATTAAAAGATTTGTAGCAACAAACTTTGATGCAGGGACTACTGGTGTAGCAATAGAAGGTTATGGTGCAGCAATAGAAGATCATGTTTTAACCACAGCTTCTGGCAACATGACTGCAAACATCAATCAAGGTTTATATGAAGAAGGCTTTAATTATAATGTTAATGATTGGTTCTTTACTATAAACTATTTGGGTGATCCAAATGATCCAGTCTTACAATTAATACCTACAGGACTTATACCAGTTAATCAAAAGATTATTCCACAATACGGCGAAGAATTTATTAACTTAGGTTTTTACAAAAATACTTTAGGATACATACTAAAAATACCTTATATATCAGCACCCCTTAATAAATTATATTATCAAGATGGAAGCAGCCCATTAAAAGTAGGTATTATTAAAATTATAGACGGCAATAATTTTAACACATTAAATGTTGAACTTGATATATTAGGCAAGAAAAATTTTACTAGTGAAAATGGTGTACAATTTACTAATGGATTAAAAGTTGAATTTATCGGTGACGTAATACCAGTAAGCTATCTTGAGGGTCAATACTATGTTGAGGGTGTAGGTACTGAACGAGGAATAGAATTAGTACCAACTAATACATTGGTAGTACCAGAACCCTTTACAAAAAATACATATACACCTTATGACATTTTGCCTTTTGACACTGATCCATATGATAACGCACTTTATATTCCATTAGATCAAGATTATATTACTATAGCTAGAAATAGTATTAATCGTAATGCCTGGTCACGTAGTAATCGTTGGTTCCATAAACAAGTAATTGAAGATACTGCAACTTACAATCAAAATCCAGACATTGAAAATTTATATGCTACCCCACAAAATAAAGCAAAACGTCCAATTATAGAATTTTATCCAAACTTAAAACTGTATAAGGGTGGCACTGTAGGTAAAGCTCCTGTAGATTTTATTGATTATAGAACAACTGATGCATTTAGTGATGTAGCAGGTCAAACAGTTTATTGGCCTGATGTTCAAACTTATTCACTACCTACAGCTACTATCAATGGAGTGGGAGCAGAGTTTGTGGCATCATTAACAGGCACCACTTTAAATGTATTATCCGTTACTACTGGAACTATAACAGTAGGATCAACTATATCTGGTGATGGCGTAACTGTAGGAACTACAATAACAGCATTGGGCACAGGTACAGGAGGTATAGGAACATATACAGTCAGTGTTGCACCTGCGGTTGCTGTAACACCAACAGCTATGACTGCTGGCGAAACTGAAACAACAATTACAATTAATGCCAATGATATTGAAGGTACTTTAACCACTGATATGTATATTAGTGATCAATTACAAACTTTACCTTTAAACTCATTAATAACAAATATAACAGGTGTAACAGTATTAACTATTACTGTAGCATGGGACGATCCAACAAATTTCAATACTGTAACTAATACTTCATTTGTAGCAGGTAATGAAAATAATACAAGTTATCAATTGTTTTCAGGAGCCAGAATTATTTTCGCTAATGACAGTATTTTAAGTATTAAATCAAAAATTTATGTAGTTTCTTTTTCAACTATTATACCAGGCTCAACTCCAGTTATAACACTTACAGAAGCGTTTGACGGAGAAATATTATCTGATGATCAAACAGTAGTAACTAGAGGTTACAATTATCAGGGTCTAACATTTTACTTTGACGGCTTAGAATATTTAGAAGGGCAACAAAAAACAACAGTCAATCAACCTCCCTTATTCGACATATTTGATAGTAATGGAATAAGCATAGGCGACCGAACTGTATATAAAGGTTCAAGTTTTGAAGGTACAAAATTATTTGCTTATGGTATAGGAGAGGGTCCTAAAGATAGTGTATTAGGTTTTCCCCTACAATATAGCGAACTTAATAATGTAGGAGATATAAGCTTTGAGGTAAGCTTAAACAAAGATACATTTAATTACGTTATAACAACAGAACCTGTAACAGAAAATATAAACATAGGTTATGTTTATAATTACATTACAAGAACAGAAAGAGAAAGATTATTAGGATGGCAGACTGCTGTTGCTCCAAGCACTCAATACCAACTATTCCAATACAAGTATAACGCTACAGTGCCTCCCAGACTATTACAAAATGGAGATACTATTTCTTTCTTGGTAAAATCTGACATCACGCCCATAGATCAAACCAACTTATATTGGCCTGTATTACAGGTATATAATAATAATAATTTAATGTCAACTGATGAGTACTCTTATGTAATTGATGGAACAAATACAATTTTTACTATCAATCTAACTCAGGATATTGATACTGTAATACAAATCTTAATGATAAGTGAAAAAGTAAGCACAAAAGCAAGCTATACAATACCAATTAATTTAAGTAATGACCCATTTAATACAGATATTACAACTGTGAACATAGGTGATATCCGCGGACAATATCAAAGTATATTCTATAATAATCCAAATATCACAGGCGTAGTTTTTGGTTCAAATAATTATAGAGATTTAGGTAATCTTGTACCCTGGGGTAACAGAATTATACAAAATAGTGCTAGCTTGGTTTTACCTGCTGCATTTATGCGCGGTCCAAATCATAACCTATTAAATTCAATATTGTATAATAGTCGTGAGTACGTAAAATTTAAAACTTTATTAGTTGATGTTATAACTAAAACCTCATATAATATAGGGTCTACACCTGCATTCATGCTTGACGATGCATTGGAGCAAATTACTGCATATAAAAATAGAAGTCAATCATTCTTTTGGTCGGACATGCTACCAAACAGAAGCGTGTACGCAACCAATACTTATTTCTTTAATAACAATAGCACAGGCAGTGTGTTTGGATTGTCTAGAGTTTATGACTTCAATGTAGCAAATTATAACGGTGTATTAGTTTACAGAACAATATATCCAACATCTGGATTACCTATAGTTAAACAACTGATACGTGATGTTGATTATGTTGTAAGTTCTACTGCTCCTTCTTTAACAGTTTTAATAGAGTTACAAGAAGGCGACGAAGTTACAATCAACGAATACAATCAGACATATGGTAGCTTTGTTCCAAATACACCTACTAAATTAGGACTATATCCATCTTTTATACCACAAGTTATTTTTGATGATGGTTATCAAATACCTACTTACTTTATTAAGGGTCATGATGGATCATATAATCAATTATACGGAGATTATGATCCTGTCACTGGAGTGCTTACTGACTATAGAGATCAAGTACTTTTAGAGTTTGAAAGTAGAATTTATAACAACCTAAAATTAGGATCAACTATTCCAATTAGAGATTATGAAATATTGCCTGGATATTTTAGACCTAGCGATTACTCATACGATGAATTTCTGAGCATGTATAGCACAATGTTCTTAGATTGGGTCGGTCAAAACAGATTAAATTATAAACGTCAATTTTATTCAAGCACTAATCCTTTCTCATTCAATTATAGAAATAGTGAAAACAAATTAAGTAAAGGTCCTATACTTCAAGGTTATTGGAGAGGTATTAACAGTTACTTCTTTGATACTACTATGCCCAATAAAACACCTTGGGAAATGATTGGATATGTAAACAAACCAGAATGGTGGGATGAAAAATATGGTGCTGCTCCATATACAAGTAATAACTTAGTAATGTGGGAAGATTTAGCAGCAGGTATAGATTATAATAATGGTGATATAAGAATTATTCCTGAATTTATACGTCCGGGATTGCTAGAAGTATTGCCTGTTGATAGCGAAGGAAAAATTGTACCGCCTATTAATTCTACAGTAGGCAATTATATAAGTAAGAACTTTAATAAAGACTGGTTGGTAGGAGACGACGGTCCGGTAGAGTTTAGTTATCGCCGTAGTTCAACTTGGCCATTTGACTTGATGAGATTAATGGCATTAACTAAACCAGCTAAGTTTTATAACTTAGGTGCCGACCTAGACAATTATCGTTACAGCGAAGAATTTAACCAATACTTAGTAAATGATCGCAGCCATCTTGTACCTGCTAACATTGAAATATATGGTAACGGTACAGCAAAAACAAGTTATATTAATTGGATAGTTGATTTTGAAAAACAACTAGGATTAGACAGTACTACCAATATTAAAGAACTATTGTATAATTTAGATGTTAGACTTGTTTATAGAATGGCAGGATTTAGTGATAAGAAATTATTAAAGTTTTATGTTGAAAAGGGTACACCAAATAACACAAATGCTAGTTTGTTAATACCTGACGAAAGTTATAATTTATTATTATATGAAAATCAACCAAGTGATAGAATTATTTATAGTGCAGTAATTGTACAAAAAGTAAGAGAAGGATATAGTGTATTTGGTAATAATCAACAGTACGCCTATTTTACAATAGTTAAACCAATTTTTGACGGCGAGTTAGATAATTTGGTTGTAGAAAATATGACTGTAAAAGTAGCAAAAAACTACAGCACTACATTAGAGTATGTTCCATATGGTACAACGTTTTCAACAGCACAAGAGTTGTCACAATTCTTAATGAGCTATGGCAATTATATACAACAACAAGGCGCACAATTTAATCAAATTACAAACGCTGTACCTGTAACTTGGCAACAAATGGTATTAGAATTTTTATATTGGTCACAGATGGGTTGGCAAGATAGTAGTATTGTAACTTTAAATCCTTGGGCTACAGAACTTAATATTGATAAACCAGGACTTGTAGTACAACCATTAACTATACAACAACAAAACTTTATATTAAATCAAAATCTTTATCCAATACAGTTGAAGGATTTATCAATTGTAAGAAATGATACACTTTTTAGTGTCAAAACACAAAATAAGGGTGATACTATTGCTTATGGACAATTTAATTTAAGCGCATTTGAAAATGGAATCGTCTTTGATAATGTGACATTATTTGATGATATCATTTATAACTTAATAACAGGTTTAAGACAAGTAAGAATTAAACTGTATGGCACTAAAACTGCTGATTGGAACGGAACAGTTACTGCTAGCGGCTTTATCTATAACCAAGATAATATTGAACAATGGAAAAAAGAAGTCAAATATACAAAGGGCAGTATCGTTAAGTATAAAAATAAGTTTTTTACTGCATCGACAATTATTCAACCAAACAATATTTTTCAGGAAGATGAATGGAAAGAAACTGATTACAATGAAATTCAAAAAGGATTACTGCCTAATAGCAGTACTAGAAGTTATGAAAGTGCATTGTATTACAATACAGATGTTGCTAACCTTGAAAAAGATGCAGACTTATTATCATTCTCATTAATAGGATATCGTCCTAGAGATTATCTAGCAATCGCAGATTTAACAGATATTACACAAATTAATGTATATAAAAACTTCATCAAAAATAAAGGTACATTGAATGCATTGACAGCCTTCCAAGGAGCGCAATTACCGCAAGGCGGTATTGATTATACAGTTTATGAAAATTGGGCTATTAAATCACAGGCTTTTGGTGGAGTATTGAATGACAACTTTGTTGAATTTAGATTAAAACAAAAATTATTAACTAATAATCCTGGCACAGTTGCATTAACTAATGGTGTTTATACACCCGGTATACAGCAACAAGTACCTATATATTCATTGTTTAATTACAGTCAGCCAATATCTAATCCAAATGTACTACCTACAATAGAACCTACAAGTTACAGCGACATATATCCAAACGCTGGTTATGCAAATGTTAATGATGTTAAAATGCTAGCATATTACGTTAGCGAATTACCTTCAGCTATAGGAGCCAACGGTGTTCCTGTTACTTTAAATGAATTTTATGTCAATCAATTTGTATGGATAGCTAATTATCTTGCTGACTTTCAAATTTATACTCCTAAAGTCATAGGAAATGTAATAAGTGTACAAATTAATAATAATCAAAATTTTAGTACTGTTACGTTTAAACAGCCTCATGGATTAACGAAATTTCAACCATTTGCAATTATTAATTTTAGTCCAATAGTAGATGGTTATTATATTTGCCAAGAAATTCTTGATCAAAATAAAGTAATAATTGAATTAACATTTAATTTAACAAATAATGTTAATATTGTAACAGGTCAAGGTGTTGCCTATAAGTTTCAAACAGCAAGAGTAGCTAATGCTTCTCAAATTAATTCACTACCGTTAATTGATACTGAATTTGTAAAAAACACTGTTTGGGTAGACGAAGCTGAGAGCGGCAGTTGGGCAGTATATCGCAAGAGTATTAACTATAAATTTGAAGAAGAATTTACAAAACAAAATAGTGCTAAGTTTGGTAGTGCAGTTGGTTATGATAGTATTGCTGGATATTTAATAACTGACAAAGATATAGGTAGTTTATATCGTTACACTTATAATGATCTTTACGAAAATTATCAGTTAAATGAAACTATAACCGAAACTACAAGTTATGGTACTGCCTTAGCACACGCACAAAATTTATATATTGTGTCACAACCAACGGGCACACCAAAAGTTTATGTTTACACTATCAATGATACTCCAGTCACTGACGACTTTGTAACATATCAAGAGATAAGCAGACATGCAAGTGCAACAGGAGAATGGGGCGAAGCCTTAGCATTCTCCGGAGATACAAATTGGTTATACATCTCAGCAAAGGACGATAATAAAATATTTGTTTATAGAAAGAGCAATATTCCATATACAGCAGGTTATTTTGCAGTAGGTCAAACATTTCAAATTACATCTTTAGGTGATGAAATTGTAGCTACTAGCATAACTATAGGACAAACATATCAAATCGTTTCACAAGGAACTACCGACTTTACAACTATAGGTGCTGCATCAAATGAAATCGGTACAGTATTCACGGCTACTGCTGTGGGAACCGGTAATGGTAAGGTATTAGAAGATCCAACAGACTTTACTGCTGTAGGTGCTGACGACAACCTAGTAGGATTGTATTTTGTCGCAACAGGAGTAGGTAGTGGAACTGGTCAAGCAAGCCAAGTAACTTATCAATATTCTAGCGTAATTACTGGTGTATCCGCAGAGGCATATGGTACTTCTATTTCTACTGATTATTACGGAGACACATTAGTTGTTGGCGCGCCAAGTAAAGATTATAGTGTATCTGTTGAAAATACTGGAGCGTCTTATGTATATCAAAGACTTATACAAAATATAGAAACTCAAGCTCCTTCTATCAATGGTCAACCGCAAGTATTTCCTTTAGCTTGGACTCCTTCAACATTATCGAGAACAGCAACTAGCACATTAGACGGCTCATCTAATACAATCACTTTAAACGATATAGCAAATATTAATCCTAATGATGCAATTGTCTTTACAGGTAATGACTTGTTAGATACAAATATTATAGCAAATCAAGTTTACTATGTAGGTAGCATAGTTGGTTCAACGATTACTATTAAAACATCAAGAAGCACAAATACAGTTGTTAATTTAGCTACTAAAGCTGGTCCATTAACTATATCTGCAACAATACAAAGTACACCTTTATATGTAAGTGTAAATGGTATAAATGTTACAGATGACAATTATTATGTAATTGGATCTAACATTTATTATGCAGGCTTTTTAAGAGCAGGCGATGTTATTAATATCAGTAGTAATAATTTTGTATTAGTACAAGCTATTGATAGCCCGAACACTCAACGTACAGGCACAGGATTCGGCACAAGCGTATCATCAAATCGATATGGTAATGAAATAATTATAGGTGCGCCATTTGCACTGAATAGTGCAAATGAAGAAGGCGCGGTGTACAGATATACGAACGGCTCTCAAAAATATGGTAGCATAACAGGAAATCAATCAGTCTCTATAACTACAAATAGAAAATTATTAATAAATGGTTATTATATTTTATTGACTGCAGGTGATGCTGAAAGTGTGATGGAAGCAATCAATTCTGCAAACATCACTAATATAGTCGCAAGCCAAACAAATGGTATTTTAGTAATTCAATTGTTAGATAATGATCTTGCACCGATAAATGAAAAGTTAAATATCAGCGTAACAGAAATTGACACATTAACCGAGTTAGGATTTACTTTATATACAAATACTCAAACCATACAGTGCCCACACTTAACAGGTCCTACACAATTTGGTACTTTTGTTAAATTTAATACATCAAATAATAGTATTGTAGTAAGTGCTCCTGTAGGAACACGTTATGCTCAAACATTATTTGATTTTACTGATGACGCTAACCTAGATAATGATACTGTTTTTGATAATAATTGCACACAGTTTATAGAAGGTTTTGTAAACGCAGGCGCGGTGTATATGTATGATTACATCGGCATTTATAATGAAAATATTAATAATGTGGGTGCTTTTGTTTACGCACAATGTGTAAATGATCAAAATTTAAATTATGGTTCACAACCAAGATATGGCACAACTTTAGACTTTAATGAAAATAGGGTTGTAGTGGGCACTCCAAACTTTAGACCCGACTTTACAGACGGTCAAGTTACAACCTTTGTTAATTTGAATGGATTAAATGACTGGCAAATATTTAGAGAAAGTGCAGAAGTAGTTGACATTACAAAAATACAAAATACTCAAATTTTTAGTGCGTCTACAAATAATACACTTGTTCATTTAGATTATGTTGATCCATTGCAAGGCAAAATACTAGGCGCAGTAAGACCAAATATTGATTATGTATGTAATAACGATCCAGCCGGCTATAGTATATTCTTAGATACTGGTGAAATGTGGGGCGCACGAAATGTTGGACAAATATGGTTCGACACTTCAAATATAAGATATTTAAATTATCATCAAAACGATCCAGCTTACAATGCAAGATATTGGGCAAATTTGTTTCCAAATAGTGACGTTGCAATTTATTCATGGGTAGTTTCTGAACAGATACCTGTAAATTATGAAGGACCCGGCATACCATATAATATTAATAATTTTAGCGTAGAAGCTGTTAATGATAATAATGGTGGTAATTCTTTACTATATTACTTTTGGGTAAGAGATACTGGCATAATTGCAAAACAGCGCGGAAAAACATTATCAGATACAACAATAAGTAATTATATTGCTAATCCCCTAGCATCAGGCATAGCTTATCTAGCGCCATTATTGCCTAATGCTTTTGCATTATATAATTCTCAATCATATTTAAATGCAGATGATAGCGTATTACACGTAGGCTACTCCACTGGCAGTACAGCAGCAGAAAGTCACAATGAATTTAATTTAATAAGAGTTAATAATCCTGACGACTTCTTGCCTGGTTTCCCAACAGTAGACAGCATATATCCAACTAGTCTTTACGACAAGTTGTTAGATAGTTTATCAGGCGTAGTAAATTATAGTCCGGGTACAGATGAACCAGGGCAAATAGTACCTAATCCATATTTACCTAAGGCAGTACAATCCGGTATACTAGCAAGACCAAGACAAAGTTTCTTCTATAATAGAAATTTGGCTTTAAAAAATTATTTGACTTTTGCTAATGCTGAACTAGCAAAGTATCCAATTAATGAAATTCGTCCCGGTGCTACATTCTTAAACAATAAAGGTTATATTGAGGTTAATGGCGAACAAGTTTTAATTTATAATACTAGAGATTATGTTAATAATATTAATTGGTGGGCTCCTGGCTATGATAATAGTACTAGAGCAGCACTGCGTGTTCCTTTATATGCAGACCTATCTAAATTACAAGTACCTTATGGCACGATAGTTTCTGTAGCTACTAACGGTGATGGTAATACTGAATGGTATATTTATGACGAGGATAATATAACCGGCAAAGAGAGTTGGATCCGTATTGGTCTACAAAATGGTACAATTGAGTTTAGTAGTACTTTATGGGATTACTCAAAAGGTAGATTAGGATTTGGAGATAACTTCTTTGATACTGACACATACGATGTATATCCTTCTGGTCCAACTCGTTGGATAATTCGTGCATTAAATGAACAGATTTATACTAATGAACTTTTAATTTTAAGAAATCAAAGTTTAATATTGTTATTTGATTATATTCAAAGTGAAACTGTGGAGTCACAAAATTACTTACCATGGTTAAATAAAACAAGTCTTGTCGATATTAGTCACAAGATTAGAGAACTAATACCATTGAAGGTTTTTCAAAGCGATAATCAAACTTTCCTAGAAGGTTATGTCAATGAAGTTAAGCCCTATCACGTTGTAATAAAAGACTTCTTAATTCAATATACAGGTGAGGAAATATATCAAGGCAATATAACTGACTTTGATTTGCCCGCACAATTCGCCTTTGATATTAATCAGTTTGTAAGCCCTGAACTAGTTTATCAAAATCCAAATACTGGTTATCAATATTTGCCTGGTAATGACATTTGGCAAAATGCAGAATATACTCAGTGGTATAATAATTATGGAGTAAGCATAACTGGGCAAAATGATTTCTTAATTACTACATTAGGCAGCTATGTTACATTAGCAAGTAACTTTATAATAGTTGACAACGCTAGTGGGTTCCCTATAAACGGCGTAATTAAAATTTATGATCCAAGTGACCCAACTAAACAAAGTTATGAATTAATTGGATACTCCAACGTTAATAGAGCATTAAACACACTAAGCGGATTAGTGCGCGGATTAAATAGTACCACAGTATTTGATCATTTACCAGGACAAAATATTTATATTGACTTACCGCCTGTATTACTACTTGACGGTGGCAGTCAATATACTGAACCACCTAAGGTCACAGCTTATATAGACATAGGTCTAACAGAAGCAGGCACTTTTATAAGTGGTAGAAACTATATTATACAATCTTTAGGACTTAACAATAATCCTACTGACTTTACGCTAATCGGTGCAACTAGTAATACTATTGGCTTAAGCTTTATAGCTACCGGTGCAGGTACAGGTACTGGCACAGCAAGTTTATATCCAGAACCAAAAGTACCGGCTGTACTAGAAGCAGTTATGAGTTTAGACAGTGTAGTAAGTGTTACTGTAATAAATCCAGGATTAGGATATGTATTCTTACCAGAAATTATTATTGATCCTGCACTAGTAATTGATTTCACTGTAAGCGATATTAACGAACTAACAAATACAATTAAAATATTTGCACCTTCTTTGAGTACAGGAAATTTATTAAGATATAAAAATAATCCAGGCAGTATTAATGTTGGTGGTTTAGATAACAATCAATGGTATTACATCAATGTATTAGAAAACGCACCATTTACAATTATTGCTCTCTATACTAGTTTTGATGATGCAGTTAATGATGTTGATAGAGTTACACTTTATAATCAAGGCTCTGGCTCACATACACTTAATTTTGGTGCAAAAGCTAGCACAATTAGCAGTGCTATGCCTGTGAGAGAAAATAATATCAATCTACGCTTTGATAGAACAACATATAATAGTCAGGTTACAGATTGGAGAGCCGATGCATTTTATGGATCCTTCTTTGCAGGTACCTATGAAAACAGTGAAAGAGTAAGTAGCTCAATAATATCATTACAAAGCACAACTCCGCCTATCGAAAATATTTTAGCTAGCGCACAAGGAGTAGTCTTCCCAATAAACACTGTAGAAAGTATACCAACTTCAATTACTATTGATAACAGTGACGGTGTTGAATGGTCGAGTTTTGAAAGAACAGTTGTAGATTTTGATGGTACTAACGATACTATTGAACTTGAACCATATGATGATGATACAGGTGAGCCTAATAGTTCCGGCTCTACTATAGGCTTTACCATTGGAATGCCAATTAAAATGATTGGCGATGTGGGCACAAGTGGTCTACAAGGATTTACAGTTTATTATATAAGTGAAATTGTAGATGAAAAGAATTTTAAAGTAAGTTTAACTAATGGTGGCTCAAGTATTAATTTAGCAGACTATACAGTAAGTCCAGCAGGATGTAAACTTTACACAGCAGAAATTGTTAACAAAACAATTATTAGTGTAGATTATTCGGGTATACGTACAATTACAGGAGCCTCAGCTAATGTAAATGCATTAACAGTACCAATCACAGCTATAGGTACAGGTGGCACAACCGGCTTGTATACGAATATTCCATTGTTCTTTACACTACCAGGAGTAATAGATCCTCCTCTATATGCCGGCAACATTAGAATGAACCAAACATATTATGTTACAAGCATTCTAGATGAACAAACATTTACTATCAGTGAAAGTAAAAATCCAACTACATACATTTTGACTGAAACTAATAGCACAGGTAATTATGTGTTTTTAGATAGTACTACTGGGTTGGCAGTCAATGAACCTATTACATTTAGTAACCTAGAAATATCTGGATTAACTGTAAGTAATTTCGGTAATATATTAGAAGGCGTAATATATTATGTAAGTTCTATTATTGACCTACAAATAATAACTTTAAGTGAAAGTATCAACGGCACAACATTTGCTGTAACTACCGTAGCAAGTGCTACAGATACAACAGGATTAGGTACAAGTCAAGCTGAGGTTGTACAATTAACCGATGCTGATACTGATATAGTAATGAATGTATCACTTCCAGTAAGCCCTGGACAAGTAGATGGTCAATTATTTACTTTTTACGATACAAGCCCTCAATACGTGAATATAGATGTCTTTACAATCGGCAACTTAATATCACGTAGTGTTATGGCATCCTTAACCGGTATTAATGCATTAGCAATAGAAGACGTATATATTGTTGAAGTTGTAGATGGCACTACAAACATGTATGTTAATATGCCATTTACTCTAGATCAAGACTTAGGTGGATTAACTTCCGGAACAACTTATTTTATTAAAACAATTGGTGTATTAGAAACTACGGTAACAGCAACTACAAGTGCAAATTTATTATTAACTTCTGATACTAGCAACTTATATGATAATGCTTCAATAATTTTTAGTGGTTCTGGTTTAGGTGGTATAGTTATTGGTGTTCAATACTATGTAGTACCTAGCTCAATTGTGTCCAATACAAGCTTTAAGATTTCTTTAAGTCCAGGAGGACCAGAGGAAGATTTAACAGCAGATAGCGGACCAATGACTGGTGCCGGCGAACCTTTTATAACATTATCAAGTTCAATAGGCGGTTCCACTATTGCTTTAAGTAGTGAAACTAAAACTGTTGTATTAGATCAAGAAATTACTAGCACTCCAATATTCGATGTAAGTTATATATTAGGCGGATATAGAGTACAAATTCAAGATGCTGGATCAGGCTTTGCAACAGACAATACTATTACTATAGCAGGAGTTTTAATTGGTGGCACAACACCAAATAATAATTTAACCATAGTAGTTGAAACGATAGGTGCAAATGGACAACTTGAAAATGTAATATGTCAAGGAACACCTGCTGGTGTAGCTAATCAGTATTATCTTAAGGTGTTAAGTGCAAATACATTTGAAGTCTACAGTAATCCATTATTAACTCAGCATGTTAATATTAATGATTTTAACTATAATGGATATACAACTACAACTGCTAGCAGTATTGCATCAAACATCATTACTGTTACAAATGCAAGCGAATTTAATATAAATGATACAATAATATTTTCTGGCACAGTATTTGGGGGCGTAACTTTGGGTACTCCTTATTATATTTTAACAAAGAGTAGTAATACAATTACAATAAGCGATCAGCCAGGAGGCTCAACATTCTCATTAACTAATTCTAGTGGAAATATGACAATGGCAAAAGCAGGAGCATTTACATTCTTGCCTGAACCGTTTTACTTTAATCAAAGCATAGTCAAATATAATAATAATGTATACAGATGTATTGTAAGTAATAATGACCCTGAATTCGTATATGGTAAATGGGAATTGTTAAACAGCGGTGACAGAGTATTAAATGGTCTAGATCGTATAATAGGATACTATCAACCAACTGTTGATATGCCTGGTGTTGACACAACTCAATTAGTTACTGGAACACGTTATCCAAATAACAACTACTTAGGTAATGCGTTTGAACCAGATCAACAATTTCCTCTAGACACGCAACTACAAGCGCAGGCTTTCTATCCAACAAATATTAATATGGAAAGTTTGATATTTGTTGGTACACGTTATTTTGCACCAGCAAACTTACCAACATACTCAGCCTTTGCTGTAGATATTGACGATGTAAATTGGGATATTGCAAAAATTGCAAATGAACCGTTAGGATTAAGTGACGTAATATACTCAGGCACTTATTATGTAATGACCAGTACGAATAGCGCAACACCTATTATACGCAGTGTAAATTCCACAGCATGGACTACTGCAGGACAACTAATACCTTTCGGAAAAACTAGTCAGTATGCTATACCATTATCAAATGGTGCATTAAGTTTAAATAGTGTAGCTTATAATAATGGAGTTTATGTTGCTGTAGGTAATAAGATAGTTTTAAGTACAAACTCAACAGTTTGGCAGGAAGTGTTTAGATTTGATAGTAACTTAACACAAGAACTATATGGTATAAGTTATGTAAGCACTAGTTTGTTTAGCGGTTGGATAGCAGTTGGTAAAGGTCAGCGTTATGATTATAGCAGCGGACTAACCGAAATAGTTAGTACAAACATTATTCTTTATAGTACTAATGGTTATAACTGGACAAGTGCAGGTTCAGCTACACAAAATGGTTTCTATAGTATAACTAGTGATGGCACTAATATTATAATTGTCGGTGATAATGGTGCTATCTATACATCAACACAGCCGGGCACATGGCAAGGCATCACCGAAACAAACGTAAATTTAGTGTTAGGATCAAGCTTACAGAAAATAGCTGTAGGCAGCACTCTAGGATTTATTGTAGGAGATACAGTAAGATTTACTAAGCCATTCGACATCATTGACGATGACGTTTCATATACTGTTACTGGCATTTTGTCAAGTAACTTCATAACAATAAATTCAGATGTAACTGCAGGCAATTTAGAAATCGGTAAGACCTACACAATATTAAATCCAGGAACATCTAATTTTGTTTTAGTTGGCGCAGCAACAAATACGCCAGGAGTTGTGTTTACAGCAACAGGTACAACATCGGGTACAGGTACAGTAGGTTTATCTGGTATAGGATCTATACCTGAACAAACATTAATGTACAAATATCCATACGAACCAAAACTTAACGATGTTATATATCAAAACAATATCTACATGGCTGTAGGTAACGATGGTGAAGTTAGAACTAGTAGTGATGGATTTAATTGGGTTACACAAACAAGTGGTGTCACAGAAAATCTAAATGCTATAAATTTTGATAGTGCAGAAACAAGATTTACTGTTGTTGGAGATAATAATACAGCTATAAGATCATATGATGATGGCGTAACTTGGGACATTGATAATTTCTTTAATATAGTCTCCCCTGCTTATGAAGTTATTGGCTCACCGTTTGTGTTTGGTTATGGCCCAGAAGAATTAGTACCAGGTATAGTTACAGACAATTTAAATATGACTGTTTCAACGAGAGCAGGCACAAATTGGGAAGTAACTGAATACCAACATGTTGGATATAATTCAATTTCTGTAGAGTACGATCCTGATACAGCAGATCAAGTTCAATATATGTATGGGCCTATGCGTCATGTTCATGGACATTCACACGAAGGTATACAAATCACAAGTGAAACTACTGCACAATTAACGGTATACCAAATAAATGGAACCACTAATTTAGGCACAAGATTGTACGAGGGAATAGACTATACAGTAAATTATGTAAACAATTATATTACATTGACAAATCCATTGCCATTCAGTCCAATTATGGATAAGTTAAGAATTGATGTATATGAAGTGGGTAACAGCGATCAGCTAGTAAAATCAAGTACTAAGACTGATCCTATTCGTGCAAATCTTATAACTGGATTCCAAGAAATAAATTTAAATTGTAACTACTCAGCTAGTGTATTTCAAGGCAGCGGTTTAATTCAGCCAGGCACTGAACCAATTGAAATTACGGTTATAAAAACAGAAAGTGTAAGTAATTATATTATTTGCACTGACGTTTCATATTTTGTACAAAATACAATAGTAAGATTTACAGGCGACACATACGGGGGACTATTAGAAGATACCAACTATTATGTCAAGGAAATTAGTAATGCTAGAAATGCAATTATAATTTCTGCGTCTGCAAGCGGCGGAATCGCAGGTCCTGCTGTAGAATTGCTCGATGGTCCGCTTACCGGCGAAGGACCAATGAGTGTTATAATACAAATAGGTTCAGGTCTAGTATATACGGATCCAGTTATGTATCATAATGGTTCTTTATTAACTTATGGTATAACCGGTTCAGTATTTAAAACTAAAAATACAAATAATGCTATTACAATTAATACTACTGCATTATTAAGTGTTAATGATCCTATTAAGTTTAGTGAGACTGTAACATTTGGCGGAGCAAATTTGGTGCCATTAACAACATATTATATTAATAATATAATTGATGATAATGAATTTACTATTAGTGCAACTTTAGGAGGACCAACAATATTACTTGCAGAAGGTTCAGGTGGCGGTATATTCATAACATATGATTATGCTATTGGTATACAGTCGGATAGCGTGCAGGCTAAAGTATTATTAGCAGATCAATATGATCAGGACATAGATTATCTAGTATATTCATTCTTTGGTGAAACTAGCCCAATTCAATATGGATATACTTTACCACAAACTGAATTGTTTAATGGTAATGGCTCTACGTCTCAGTTTGCATTATCTTACTTTGTGGGACAAGATAATCCTGGAAATGCAATTGTAGAAATTAATGGTTTACGTCAAACAGGAAGTCAGTACACTATTAATTCATCCTTAGATACACTTACATTTGTAAGCCCTCCTCCAGCAAATAGTGTTGTAGCAATAACATCTTACAATTTAACTGATAGACAATACTTTAATACTGAATTTGGTGTAACAGGTACTCTCGGTGGTGATTTCCTAGAGTTAGTGGTAGAAAGCACTAATAATTCTATTGGAAGTTATGACCAAGATACTCCTAGCATACAAACATATGACCAAAATACACCTAGCATAGTAACATATGATGAAAATTTAAATTGGTTAACATTAGCATCAGGATATACTACTACGGAACTTAACGTAAATGACACTATTATATTCCAAAGTCCTGTACTAGACGGAATAGTAGCAGGAAAAATATATTATATTATAGAAATTCTCAATAGCACAGAATTTGTAATAAGTGAAACATTAGGTGGACCAGCATTACAATTAACAAACGACACTGGTGCTATGCCCGTTTTAGTCAATAGTTTGACTGTAGCTAACATTATCTTTATCAGCAATACACTTTCTAGTCCTATAGCGGAAACTAATGTTACAGGAACTTCATCAACAACTAATGTTATAACTTGTAGTAGTACTGCTAATTTTGTAGTAGGACAAACTGCGTTATTTAAAACTTCTAGATCATCTGCAGATAGTTTAACAAATGGTGTGCAATATAGAATTGAAGTTTTAGGAGATACTAATTGGAACGCAGTAGGCTATGTTGGAACTCCAGTAGTTTATGGAACATTTACTGCTAATGCTACTGTAGGTTCTGGTACTGGTAAAGCATTACAGGCTTCATTAGGCGGTATAAGTTTATTAGGTACAACTTATTTTGTAGATACTATAATAAATGCCTCAGAATTTACTATAAAGGACGAAGATGGCAATCAAATAGCTCTTACAGACGATACTGGATTTATATTAGTTCAGATTGGTGGGCAACCCGCTGTAAGAGTACAAACAGGAATACCGCATGCGTTAACGGAAAATACATTTGTACAAATTGATGGCGTAGAAGGATCTACCCAATTGAATAATAACAAGTATTACGTGCATATAATTTCAACCACTATAGTAGATTTATATACTGAACCATATAATCCAGCATATGCTCAACCAAATTATCCTGTAGAAATGGTATCAGCCTATATTAGCGACGGATACATATGGCGAGCAGGATTGTTTGTAATTACTTTAACAACAGCTACTGATACTAATGCTACGACCGACAGAATTACGGTCGAGAGTACAGATGGTTTAATTATTAATACTCCAGTATTGTTTACTGAAGTTGGAGCAAATATTGGTGATGCTATTATGAGTAGTAGCAACATTATTGACGGAACAACTTATTATGTTAAGACAGTCGCTCCAGAAACAGTAGCTACAGCCTTAATAACAGATTATGAATATCAAATTTTAACTGTAGGAGATACCGACTTTACGTTAGTAGGTGCAGTAGATAATAATGTTGGTACAATATTTATAGCTACAGGTGCCGGCACAGGTACAGGTACTACTTCAAGTTTAAATGAATTTACTATAAGTGCAACTAGACAAGGAGACATCTTTGCATTAAATAATGCCTCAGGTACAATTACAGTAACTCAGTGGGAACAAAGTAATGTAGATAGATTGTGGGTTACAGTTAATGGTTATAGATTACCTTCTAGTCACTTAAGACTTAATGCTGCAAACGAATTAAGTATTCTCACAACGATTGAGCCAGGAGATGAAGTAATTATTACTAGCATGATCCCAAACGCAACTCCAAATGAAGAAAGCTATTTAAATCTTGTTGATAAAAATAATCAACCTGCAGTTTATCGTGCCAACAGTCAGACAAGAACATTCCTACGTCATGCATTAAATGATATAGATAATGAAATTTACTTAGACGACCTTAGTAAGGTTACACAAAGCGAAGCACATATGTATATGGTAATGGCCCCAACAGATGATGGATATGAGTTTGGTCTATACGCAAACAAAGAAGTTCTATGCGGTATACTTGTACGTAATGAAACTAAAAATATTGAAATACCAAAAACACAATTCGAAGTAGAAATCGAAGCTTTAAGTCCGACATTAATAATTACTGAAAATTCAGAGTATCTTGAAGAAGGGGATGAATTAATGATTACAGTAATTGAAGGTCGTGATTTAATAATAAATGGAGAATATATAAAATTCTTTAGTTGCGATCCTGACTTGAATACTGTAGGTAATTTACAAAGAGGAGCAAATGGCACAGGTATGCAATTGTCTATACCAAAATATACTGAGGTCTTTAGCCTATTGCCAAATAATAGAATGATTGCTTCTAATTATAATAGGACTTGGAATAGTTATACATATAATACAACGTTGGGAGATCCTTTGTCAATAAGCACAACTTCTGCTGCTATATTCTTAAACTCCAACATATATTAAAAGATAAATAAAACTATGAGCAAAATTGTAATAAATCCCCCTGAAAATAAGCAAAATCCTAATAAAGATGTTAAGATACATCTTAATAAGCCAAATGAAAACAGCGGCGTTAATATTACAACACATGTAAAGATTTATGATGCAAAGACAGGTCAAGTGTTAGTGCAGAAAAGGGGCGATACCTAATGATAAATGTTCCCTACAAAGTTGAGGGCTTTTTAAAGATATATGACCCTAATTCCTTAGAGGTTTTTGTTGATAAAAATAACGCTATTAATTATGAAAATATGTCAGTTAGTTTAGCTGATACTTTAAGTAGCAGGGGCTATGGACAAATCTTTCAAATGGCTTTTGGTAATGGCGGAGCTAGCGTAGATGAGACAGGTATAATAACTTATTTACCCCCAAACACTACAGGTATCAACGCTGCGCTATACAACGAGACATATGCTAAAATTGTTGACGATACTAGCGTATTAAATTTAGACCCTACACGTAATAAAATGACAGTAAATCATACGTCGGGGCAATTATATAGCGACATTTTAGTGCAATGTTTATTAGACTACGGTGAACCTCCAGGGCAGGACGCCTTTGATAATAGCACCCAAACTGATAGTGACTACATTTTTGATGAATTAGGATTATTAGCATACTATGGTACTGACAGCGCAGGAGAAACAATAACAAGACTATTAACTCATGTTATTTTCCATCCAGTACAAAAGTCTTTAAATAGACAAATTCAGATCGATTATACAGTAAGAATACAAGCCCTTACTAATTTGATTACAATATAAGATAAATAAAAGAGCGGAGTTTAGCATATGGCATATACGATTGTTAAAAGCGATGGAACAGTACTAACTACCATTGCTGATGGTACAATAAACACTACTAGCACATCTTTAGGATTACCTGGTAGAAACTACGCTGGTTATGGACAGTCTCTTGACACTAACTTTGTCCATATGCTTGAAAATTTCGCAGATACAGCACCACCAGCTAACCCGTTAGCAGGACAGCTATGGTACAATACAAACAATACAACTTTGTATGTCTGTCCAACTGACGGCGAATCCAATGCAGCAGCATGGCTAGCTCTAACAGCAACTAGCTCAGGTGGTAATACAAGTTTCGGTGCAGTTACTGTTACAGGTAATCTATCAGCAAATAATATTGTTGCTACTAATAATAGTAATGCTAATGCTGCAACATTTAACTATCTTACAGTAATTACAAGTGCCAATGTAGGCAATGCTAACTTAAGCGGTACTACTAACGTGGCTAATTTAACCACAACTGTAATTACTACAGGCGGCAATGCAACTGCAGGCAATATAAACGGCACATATACAGTAACCGGTGGTCTTACTGGTAACTCAATGATACTAGCTAACGGTAATATGTATATTACTCCAGGTGCTAGTGCGCCATACAAGGGACTATTATGCGATAACTTAATGTATAGTAACGGGGCTAATGTTTTTGGCGGCGGTACGGCATATAGTAACAGTAACGTTGCATTATTTTTGCCCACCTATGCAGGCAATGTAGGTAATGCTGCAACTGCAGCGTCAACAGCATTTTTAGGTACAGTATTATCTACAGGTGCAAATAGCGTTGCCGGTACAATTACAGGTAACTGGGCATTGAGCAGTGGATCAAGATTAACAGCGACATATGCTGACTTAGCAGAAAGATTTGAGGCTGACACAGAATATGATGCTGGCACTGTAGTGCAACTAGGTGGACCAGCAGAAATCACTGCAGTTAAATATGAATTAAGCGAAGATGTCTTTGGCGTTATATCAAATACTGCTGCATATCTAATGAACGGCATGGCAGGAGATGATAAGACACATCCTCCTGTAGCGGTTTCAGGCAGAGTTCAAGTAAAGGTTAGTGGTAAAGTACGAAAAGGACAGCGTCTTGTCAGTGCAGGGCATGGTAAAGCCAGAGCAGCACTTGAGGGAGAAGCCAATGCGTTTAACACCATAGGTCGTTCGTTAACAGATAAATATACAGAAGAAGAAGGCTTTGTTGAAGCCATTGTAATGATAAGATAATAGGATTAAAAAAAATGAGTTACGCACAATTTGGATTAATACAAGCTGCCGACTTAAATACATTTGCTGGCGGGGATCCTACTACAACTTCAGGCACATTAAATGCTGTGTGGGCAACTGGTGGTAGTGATAAGGGATACGGTCAAACTGCCTTAGCAAACGTAAGTGCAGGACAAAGCATTGCTGCTGTAGGTCAATGGGCTACATTAATTTCCAACTGTGCTAACGCTGCAAGTCACCAAGGCACTAGTATTTCAAGTATTTCTGTGCCTGTAGCTGGCGGCATAATTACATATCATAGCGCATTGCCAACAAACTTAACTTCAATATTCACCAGTCGTTTAAATGCAGTAACTCAAGGTTCAACTGCAGCCAATGCTGTTTCACGTGCTGCTAGTTGGAGTTCAGCCTTAACATTTACACATACAGCAACTTTTGCTAATGGTGATGCTGCGCGTTACTTCTTTAATGCCGGTGGACAACTTGCTATGACTGTTTCACATCCAAGTGGCACAGGAATTAATTTGTTATTTAATGGTCTAGCAAGCAATGTAGGAACAGTAGTCCTCTCGGCACCAACATCAGGAAGTATTACTGTTGCAGGAACAAGTTATAATGGTGTTACACAGGTTGGCGGAGGCGGCAACACACCTACAGTTTCAACTAATAGTGGATACTACAGTTACACTACAGCTAATTCTAATACAACAATATTCACACAAACTGCAAGTACAGGCCCATCAGGATATTTGAATACATTTATTCGATTTATTGCAAGAACAAATGGCCCAGTAGGTAGCAATTCAGATTGCGGTAACGTCATTACAATATTTACAATTTGGGATGAAGTCCCAGACGGACTAGTAGTATCATCTGGTTCAACAACAACTATGACAGTCAGACCCCCAGCAACTACTTATATAGCTAACACTTGGGGCACTATTAGTTTAACTGGAACAGTTACCGGTTCCTAATAATTTTTAGCATTTAAGTCGTCCATCTAAATACTCGCAAGGAGTAGTCATGGACACTAAAAGGTTAATAACTGAAGCAAAAGCACGTTTTGCACATAAAGCAGCGCAAGATTATTTGCGTGAAAAATATAAAAATAAATTTCAAATAGCCACACAGCAAGGATTATGGTTAGCTAATGAGCAAACTATAAATTTCTTGTCACTCTTTTCTACTAAAAAAATGATACTTAAAGATTTCTACGACACTCCTATTGAAGTAGATAGGAAGGAGCTGTTAGATACACTTAAGAAATTATATGCTGATACTATGAAAGAGTATCATAAAGAATGGAAAGAGTTAGAGGCTAAACGATGACGCGCGGCGCGATACTTTTCGCATTTAATAGCCCAAAATATAATTATTACTCAATGGCAGAATATACTGCTCAGAGAATAAATCATTTTTTAAATTTACCAGTAACTCTGGTAACTGACAAAGAGAGTTTATCTACCAACTCAAACTATAGTTTTGATGAAGTAATTACAGTAGAACCAGACAAAAACAACAAACGTGACTGGGGAGTTTGGATCAATAAAGGTAGATATCAAGCTTATGAATTAAGTCCTTATGATGAAACTTTATTATTAGATGTAGATTATATGGTTAATTCAACCAAATTGCTAAAAACTTTTGATTTTTATGATGACTTCTGTTGTCATGATACTACATCATTTTTAATGCATCCTGCTGCTACACAAGAAGCCTTAAGCGTGTATAGTTATAATACCTTATGGGCAACTGTAGTTACATTCAGAAAAACTAACAGGGCTAAATTTATTTTTAATTGCTTAGAAATGATACAAAAAAACTTTGACCATTATGCTAATATACATAATTTTATTGCGGGTACCTACAGAAACGATTATGCATTAACCTTAGCGTTGCGAATTGTGAATGGTCATATAATACTGCCAAAAGATATTATACCTTGGAATTTATTACACATAGGTAGAAATACTAGCATATACCGTGACAACGACTATCCTTATAATACAGAATATACTGTAATGTTTGATAATTGGAAGAAAGGAAAAATTCGTAAAGAATATATTAATATCAAAGACATGGACTTTCACGTAATGAATAAAGACATATTTGTAGAGTTAATTAAATGACAAAAGGGTTTGTAATACTTGCTCAAAACACCATTGATGTTAATTATATCAAATGTGCGGAAGTTTTGGCTAAAAGTATTAAAAGGACTATGCCGGATCAAAGCGTAAGTCTAGTTACAAGTGAAACATTTAAGTCAAAAGTATTTGATAAAGTAATAAAACTTCCCTACGGTGATTTAGATCCTACAGGTAAATGGAAGTTAATAAATGACTGGCAAGTTTATGAAGCTAGTCCATATGATCAAACAATAAAAATTGAAGCAGATATTTTCATACCAAAAAGTATTGAATATTGGTGGGAAGTTTTGGAAATACAGGACATTGTAGTATCATCTACAATAAGAAATTTTAAGCAAGAAATAAGCGAAAGTAAATTTTATAGAAAATTTATCGAAGAAAATAGATTACCAAACGTTTATAATAGTTTAACTTATTTCAAAAAATCTAATGTAGCAGAACAGTTTTTTAAAATTGTAAGAAATGTTTTTGATAATTGGAAAGAATGGAAAGAAATTTTAAAATGTAATCCTGACGAAGAAGTTAGCACTGATTGGACATACGCTATAGCATGTCATATTATAGGTGAAAATAAAACTACACTTAAAAGTTTTAATGAAATGTCTATGATACATATGAAACAATGGATTAATGGATTACCTACTGAAAACTGGACAGATACGTTAATTTATGAAATACATAAAAATTCAATTAGGATAAATACTTATCCGCAACAGTATCCCTTTCATTATTACATAAAGAACTTTGCTGACAAATTGGATGTATATGACTGAAGAAACAATTTATATAACTTTATTTGAAGCTCCGAAAATTGAGGTTCCTGAGTTCCGTTTATATTATGACGATGCAGGTAAGGTAGTTTGCTATACTAGTGAAAAACTAGATGGTAATTATATTGTTATTGATGCAAGAACTTATGCTGAAGGCAGACCAGACTTAAGAGTAATTGATGGAAAAATCAGTACAGTTAATCCAAACTTTATAGTATGCAAATTAATGCCCAATAGCAATGAAGGAGTATTGTGTGCTGAGGAAGATATCAGTATAATAGTAGCACCTAATACTAAATTAAAAACTACTAAATGGAAGCTTGAAACTTATGAACTTAACGGATGATATTGTAGATGTTGCAGATTTAGACTGTATTTACTTAAGTTACGACGAGCCACAAAAAGAAGAATTTTGGCTTCAAATAAAAAATATGATACCATACGCCAAACGAATTGATGGCGTAAAGGGTAGTGACGCTGCACATAAGGCAGCAGCAGAGGCTAGTGACACGCCACGATTTATACTTATTGATGGCGACAATATGCCGCAAGAAGATTTTTTCAATCTTACATTAAACTTTACTAACCTTGAACCAAATTTTAAACGTGCGCAATTTAGATGGAAAGCTATTAATAATATAAATGGATTACGTTATGGCAATGGTGGCATGAGTAGTTGGACTAAAGAATATGTCCTAAACATGAAAACTCATGAAACTAGTGACGGTAGTCATGCTACTCAAGTAGACTTTTGTATGGATAGTCAGGACAATTTATATTGGGCTATGTACGACTGCTATAGTACCACCTATCCCAACCATACTCCTTTTCAAGCATGGCGTGCAGGGTTTCGTGAAGGAGTAAAAATGGTCCTTGACAAAGGTGCTAAAACAAGTGTAGATGATTTTGTTGAGCGCGTAGCAAGTAGAAATTTAAATAATCTAACTATTTGGCATAATGTAGGATCTGATGTTGATAATGGTATATGGGCAATTTACGGTGCAAGATTAGGAACCTATATGACTATGCTTACAGATTGGGATTATACAAATGTTATGTGGTTTGATAATTTTCCTATTCTTTGGGAACAACATAAAGATAAAGATCCATTCAAAGAAGCAACAATGCTTGGAGTGCCATTACAAGATAAGCTAAGTCTTCCAACTTGTACGTTAGACAAAGCAACAAGTAAATTTTTTAAAAGACATTATAACGCAGACAAACATAATCAAGGTCCACTAGTTCGTGAGATGGATGTAATAAGAAAGATTGAAGGTTGGTGATGAGTTACGAAATACAAAGAATTAAAGATATAAAAATAAAAGTAGAGAACGAAGTAGGTCCTACTTTTTGTTTAGCCAAATGGCATCATGTAACTATGTACTTACAAAGTGGTGAGACACACTCCTGTTATCATCCCCGACCGCATAAAATTCCTTTAAGTGAGTTAGTAGATAATCCTAGCGCATTGCATAATACTGACGAAAAAAAGCATGAAAGAAAAATGATGCTTGAAGGTCAAAAACCTGAAGGATGTCAGTATTGTTGGAATATTGAAGCTATGGGTCCAGACTATATTAGTGATAGACATCAGCGTAATGCAAGCATCTTTACTGAAGAAAGATATAATCAAACAGCATTTGGCCCTTGGAATCAAAATATAAATCCAGAATATCTTGAAATTAATTTCGGTAACGAATGTAATTTTAAATGTGGCTATTGTCATCCTAAATACAGCACACGTTTCTATCAAGAAATTAAAGAACATGGTCCAGTAACAAGTGTTAAAAACCATCGCTGCGATATTGACTGGATGAAACTATATCAACGTGAAGAAGAAAATCCATATGTTGATGCATTTTGGAAATGGTGGCCTGAACTACGCAAGACACTAAACATTATGCGCATTACTGGCGGTGAACCAACTATGCATAGAAGTACATATCAAGTACTTGATGAAATTGATAAAGATCCTATGCCTTGGCTCGAACTAAACATTAATAGCAATCTTGGAACCAAAACAGCACTTGTTGAAAAGATGTCTAAGAGTGTGCGCAAACTCGTAGATGAAGGTAAAATACGCACTTTTAAACTGTTTTCAAGTATAGATACTTGGGGACCAAGGGCAGAGTATAATCGTACTGGTCTTGATATTGAACTGTGGGAAAAAAATTTACATACTTATTTGAGTATTACTAATAGCCCTGTGACTTTTATGATAACTTTCAACCTTTTCAGTGTTACATCTTTTAAATTACTTCTTGAAAAAATATTAAAATGGCGTAGTATATATGATTGGTATGATGATCCACTAAATCCTCAGCATCGTGTTAGATTTGATACTCCTTATCTTAGAGAACCTATTCAGTATGATATGAACTTGTTACCTAAAATAGAGTTTATGCCATATATGGAAGATGCCCTAGATTTTATGAAACAAAACGTAGACGATAAATCTGGACAAAAGTTTAGCTCTTTAGAATTTGAGAGATTTAAACGTGTTGTGGATTATATGAAAGATACAGTTTACGAAGAAGATAAATTAGTAGAGGGCCGTAGAGATTTCTACAATTGGTTTAATGAACTAGATGAGCGGCGTGAAACTGACATGTTAAGCATCTTCCCAGAATTATTAAGTTTTTATAGATTATGCCAAGAAACTAATAGATTACATCCACTATGAAAAATGTACTACAACATTTGATGCTTGAAAAAAGCGAAACTTTTTGTATGTACCCTTGGGTTCATTTACATACTACTCCTGCAAGTGTAGCTGCTCCTTGTTGTATAGCACAAAGTTGCACAACAACTACAGGAGTTGGCGATCCAAGGAGAAATTCACTTTTAGAACTTGTTAATAGTGAAAAAATGAAGCAGCTTAGATTAGATATGCTAGCTGGCAAAAAGAATAACGAATGCACTAATTGTTATCAACACGAAGAACAGGGTATAAAGAGTTCGAGACAATATGCTAATGCAGAATGGCTTCATTTGTTTGATAATGTAATGGCATATACTGATTTGGACGACGGCTCGTTGTCTAAATTTGAAATGAAATATTTTGATATCCGCTTTAGTAATATTTGCAACTTTAAATGTAGAACATGCGGAGCTGAATTTAGTACACAATGGGAACAAGAGGATATAAAAAGCAATCTTACCTATGCAAGGCAAATTCCAAAAAACGATAGTAAGCAGTTTTTACAAGATGTATTAGATCAAGTAGAATTTATGGAGATGGCCTATTTTGCAGGCGGCGAGCCATTGATTACTGAAGAGCATTATATTATGCTTGAAGAAATGATACGTAAAAATAAAACCAATATCAAGTTACGTTATAATACTAATTTAAGCAACTTAAAATTTAAGAATAAAGATTTGCTTAAACTTTGGAGTTATTTTACACACGACATAAACATTTACGCAAGTATAGATCACTTTGGTAAAAGAGCAGAGTATATAAGACATGGTACTGATTGGGGAGTTGTAGAAACAAACTTCCATACTATAAAAAAACAAAAAAATCTTGTGTTGCAAATAAACACAGTATTAAGTGCATTCAATTACCTAAGTATTGCAGAATTTTATCAATATCTAATAGATAACAAAATGTATACAATTAAAGATAGAGTTTATACACTATATTGTGCTAGCACTCCTTTCCATATTGCTTGCCATGTACTACCGCAGGAATATAAAGAAAAGGGTAAACAAAGCGTAAACAAAGTAATTGAATTAATGAAAACAAAGGCTTTCCAAGAACAAAAGATAGAGCAACTTGAAAGAACTCATATTTGGGCTGATAGTCAAAATACTTGGGAAACTCATGGACATTATTTTAAAGCTGAGATAGAACGATTAGATAAGATACGCGGGGAAAAATTTGAAAGTGTTTTTCCTGAATTACGTGGATTAATAAACATAGACAAAAGAAAATTTTGGCCAGTATGAATAAACAATTTTTATTAAACGAAAGTAAAACATTTTGCATGTTCCCATGGCTACATCTTAATGTTACTCCTAAAGGAGATATTTACCCTTGCTGTAGTAATGACTATACACAACCTTTTGGAAACACTAAAGAAATTACACTTGAACAAGCATTTAATAGTACTAAGATGAAAGAATTACGATTGGACATGCTTAATGAACGTAAGAATAAAATTTGTGATTTTTGTTATAAACATGAAGAAGCAGGTCCGCATAGTTTTAGAAACTATAGTAAAGAGCATTTTGGCAAGTACTATGATGAAGTCGTACCTAGTACAAAAGAAGACGGTACTGTGGACGAATTTAAAATGCGCTATTTTGACATACGTTTCAGTAATATTTGCAATTTTAAATGCAGAACGTGCGGAAGTGAGTTTAGCAGTCAATGGGGTCTAGAAATGAATAAAAACTATGATCCTAAACATCCTATACTAATTCACGCCGACGATGAAAAGGGAGATTTATTAAAAGAAGTACTCACTCATGTAGAACATATTGATCTGGCATACTTTGCAGGTGGTGAGCCATTAATTACTGATGAACATTATACCATACTTGAAGAAATGATACGATTAGGGCGTACCAATATTACTTTAAGGTACAATACTAATTCAAGTAATATACGTTATAAAAATCATGATGTTTTAGATTTATGGAAACATTTTAAAAAAATTGAATTAAGCTGTAGTATTGATCACTATGGTGAACGTGCAGAATACATGCGTAAGGGGACAGATTGGGGAAAGGTGGAAAGCAATCTATTAACTTTCCGTAATTTGGATTATATAGTATTTCAAATGAATACTGTTTTCAGTATCTATAATTATCTTACATTAAGTGAGTTTTATAGCTACTTAAAAAGTAAAAATATTATACGTGAAGAAGATTGGTATCATAGTTTATATTTGGCGGTTCATCCTAGTTATTATAGTGCTACTAGTTTGCCAAAAGCATTAAAAGTTGAAGCAGAGCGTAAAGCGTTAGCGTGGAGTGAGGCTAATACAAATGATAAGACTTGTTTACCTAGACTTGTACTAGATGCTATTAATTTTGCTAAGGAGCGTGATACTTGGGCTGCAAATAAAGAAAAGTTCTTAATGCATACAGGAAGTATTGATAGAATACGTGATGAAAGTTTCTGGAAAACGTTCCCTGAATTAAATAGTTTGCAAGATTTGTTGGAGTAAAAATGGATAAAATAGAAACAGAAAACCTTGTTAAACACGGCAAGTACTTTTGTGTACTGCCATGGGTACACTTTCATGCATGGCCAGATAAGCGTGTACTTCCTTGTTGTGTGGCTGACAGTAACATGCCAGTCTCAGAAATTAAGAGTAATCAAGAAATAATTGATATGATGAATACTCCTGATTATAAGAAATTACGTTTAGCTATGATGAATGACGAGCCTGTAGAGGCTTGTAAGCGTTGTTATGATCTTGAACTTATGGGCACATGGACTATGCGTCAAAGTCATAATAAACGTAAAGGTTTAGAATATGTAAACTACATAAGCGAAAATACAAACAAAGATGGAAGTTTAAAAGAATTTGAAATGAAATACATGGATATACGTTTTAGTAATCTATGTAATATGAAATGCCGTAGTTGTGGACCTAGCTGCTCAAGCCAATGGGCACAAGAGTTTATGGAAGAACGCGGCCCAGAAATTTATCAACAGTATTTTAAAACAAATAAAGTTGTTATTAACAACAACGATGGCGGCGATTTTATGAAAAAATTAAAGCCTCATCTAAAAGACGTAACAGAAGTATATTTTGCAGGAGGTGAAATTATCATCACTCCAGAGCATTATGAGTGCTTAGACTATTGGATAGCTAACGGCCTTACAGATCAAGTTGAATTAACATACACCACTAACTTTAGTTCATTAAAATATAAAAAAGGTGTTGATTTAATTGAATATTGGAAGAAGTTTCCTAAACTTAAAATATGGGCCAGTCTTGACGCACACGGGAAAGTAGCAGAATGTATCCGTAAGGGTACCGATTGGTCACGCATTGAAGCAAACATTCGAACTGTTAAAAAGCAAGTTCCACATGCTGAATTTCAGATTACTCCAACCATAAGCATGTGGAACGTGTTTACTTTCCCGGACTTTTTTGATTATATGATTGAAAGTGGCTTCATTGATACTAAATCAAGCCCGCGCTTTAATTTAGCTACAAATCCTTGGTATAGTAATATAATGATTATGCCAACACATGTTAAGCGTAGATTAGCAGAATTATATCGTGTATATCAAAACAAATATAAAGATAATCAAGACATTTATAATGGTTTCAAAATGATTATCTATAATCTAACTGTAGGTGATGAAAACAAAGGTGGCGTTCAAGAGTTTATACAGTTTAATGAAGAATTAGACAAATTTCGTGACGAAAAGTTAGAAGAAATAGTTCCCGAACTTAAAGAGGTGTTCGATTGGGCAAGAAGTTAATAGCTATTGAAGCTCCTCAGCCATATTTAAGTATTACCTGGCAGGTAAATAACTTTTGTAATTATCAATGTAGCTACTGTAACCCTGGCAACTGGGGAGGTACTGCAAAGAACGAAGGTAATACTGACAGATATATTAAAAACCTTGATACAATAGTAACAAAATATAAAGCTGCTGGCTATAAAAACTTTAAGTTTTTCTTTAGTGGTGGCGAACCTACAGCATGGAAGAACTTTTTACCAATATGTGAGTGGTTATATAATGAATTACCACGTGCAACATTAGCAGTAAACACAAACTTATCAAGGCCATTAGCTTGGTGGGAAAAGAATTATTATTTATTTGATGATGTAGTAGCAAGTTTTCATATAGAATTTGCAAATAAAAAGCGTTATGAAGACAACAATATCTTTTTATGTGATAAGGTAAACTACCTATCCACTAAGATGTTATTGCATGATCAAAGATTTTGGGAAGTTGTAGAGTTTGGTAACTATCTAAAAACAGTTATGCCTAACTACTTCTTAGAGTGGACACCTTTATTCGACGAAATGAGTCCTAATACTGGACCGTGGCATTATGATGACCCAGCTAAAGTTGAGTTTATTAAAAACAATACAACTGAGGTATATCAAAGTAAGCGTAAGCCAATGAAACGTACTACTATGACTGTAAGCTATAACAAATATGATGATAAGTCAACGGAGGTCTGTAATAGTAATGAAGTCATTGTTGCAGGTAACAATTTCTTTATGGGCTGGGAATGCAATGTAGGAGATTGTATATTCATCAATCCAGTTGGGGAGATGAGCCTAGCAAGTTGCGGTCAAGGTGGCTATATAGGTCATATACTTGATGACGTTGCAAGAGTAGGGCCTAAGCGAATTATTTGCGGCAAAGAACATTGTCATTGCGGCACCGATATTATAATACCCAAATATATTGATACATAAATAAATCTTATGATACGGTTAGATTATGCACTAAAAGTTGTATATGCGTGGATGGGTCCTAAGGGTCCAATATGGAATACTGAGTTACCAACAATAATGAGTTTTGTAAATGCAGGCGAAGAAATGCAGCCTCATTCAAGAATGTGGTGGCAAGATGATTTATGGCGAAGAATTTTTAGATATAAAAAAGAAAATTGGATATTGTGGGCTAATAGTGAAGTTACAGATAGAGACATATTTTTATATCCTTATAGCTTAACTTGGAGAATACCTTTTAATAATTACTTTTTTGGTAATACAGGTATATTAGAATATAGTCATATTTCAGGTCATGTTTTACATCAAATTAGATCCGGTCAAGGATTTATATTGATAGACTTATCTGTAGAGGCTTTTGTAGAAGAAGATAACTTAATGGCTCTGCACAATTACTTTAATGTTGTAAAGGGATTACCATTAAACAAAATAATATATTTGACAGGTTGTATGAATGCTAATGAAATCTATGAGGATTTTTGTAGGCGTAGAAATATACCAAAAAGAGCAGACCAAAGATTAAACATTATAAGCAACCCTAGTAGCCAGGCTATTTACGCTACACAATTATCAAATGGAGCATTAACAGAACCAAATTACGATGAAAACAAAGTTCCAGAAAAAGTTTTTTTATGTTGGAATAGAAGATATAGAAGTCATAGAATAGAGCTATCTATAGCCTTAAATAAACATGGACTTGTAGATAGAAGCTATTATAGTTTAGGATTATCTGATCCTGAACAACCTGCCTCTACGTTTAGAAATTACGCCGACATTTATAATAATCCATATTTAGAGTTACAAGGACCAGATGTAGAAAATTTGTTTAATAAACTTCCATTAAAAATTGATAATCACACACAAATCGAATATATGTGTGAAGATAGAGATATGGAAGCAAGAAATTTTTATACAAATAGCCTAGTTAGTTTAGTAACAGAAACGAACTATAATTTAGGAACAGTTACTTTGACTGAAAAATCATTTAAACCGGTAAAAGAGAAACATCCTTTTATAATTGTTGGTGCACAAGGATCACTTAAAGCAATGAGAGACCTTGGATATAAAACATTTGGCGAATTTTGGAGTGAAAGTTATGACGATTTACATGATCCAAAAGCAAGAATGGTCGCTATTGTAAATATATGCAGAGAAATCGGCAGTTGGGAAAGTGATAAAATCCTAGATTTTAAACGTAAAGTAAAACATATTTTAGATCACAATTTTAATCTATTAAGAACAAGTCCCGAAGAATTAATAAGCGAAAAAATAGCTAATACTATGATCAACCAGTTAGCAAAGATCGGTAAAATAGATTTACTTAAAGCTGAACAAATGAAAATGTTATTTAAGATGGATTCGCATAAAAAATGAAAAGAATTTTAGTATGCGGTGCAGGCGGCTTTATAGGCACATATCTTGTTGAAAGTTTGAAACAACAAGGACACTATGTAGTAGGAGCAGACTTAAAGTTGCCTTTATATAGTAAAACAAAGTGTGATAAGTTTTATAAACTAGATTTACGTGAATACAAAAACGTAAAAACTATATTTGAAAATCAAATCGACGAAGTATATCAGTTTGCTGCAGATATGGGCGGCGCCGGTTATATATTTACTGGTGAACATGATGCCGATATTATGCATAATAGCGCAAGCATAAATCTTAACGTTTTAGATGTTATGAAAAAGAAAAACGTAAAAAAAGTTTTTTATAGTTCTAGTGCTTGTATGTACCCTGCATATAATCAAACCGATCCTAATAATCCATTATGTAGTGAAAACAGTGCATATCCAGCTGCACCCGATAGTGAATATGGCTGGGAAAAATTATTTAGTGAAAGATTATACTTAACTTATGCAAGAAATTATAATATGGATGTGCGAGTAGCACGTTTTCATAATATATTTGGACCTAGAGGTAGCTGGAACAACGGTAAAGAAAAAGCTCCGGCAGCTCTTTGTCGTAAAATTGCATTGAGTGACGGAGTTGTTGAAGTGTGGGGACCCGGCACACAAACACGTAGTTTTTTATATATTAATGAATGTATAGAAGGTATACACAAGATAATGGAAGGTGATTATAAATTACCATTAAATTTGGGTAGTACAAGAATAATTGCTATAAATGATTTAGTACATTTAATAGCTAAACTTGTAGGTAAAGAAGTTGTAATTAAAAATATATATGGTCCATTAGGCGTTATGGGACGTAATAGTGATAATAAATTAATAAAAGAAAAACTTGATTGGGCTCCTGGCGAAGATTTAGAAACAGGATTAATAAACACTTACAAATGGATTAAAGAACAACTGGAAAACGGGCTTGAAGATAAGCACTGATCATGTCAGTATCTATTATCAAAAGACGCAGGAACTCAAGAAAATTACATTTAGTAATATTTGGTTCTGCTGACAGAACTAGAACTAAATTTCGACTTGAAAAACAAGCCATACATACAGGTTGGTTTGAAACTGTAAATTGTTTTAGTGATAGGGATCTTTTTTTACAAAGATATAATAAATCTATGTTAGGTCGAATAGCAGGATATGGATGGTGGAAGCCTGCTATTATTTTACAATTATTAAATAATATACCTGATAATGATATTGTATTATATCTAGACTCCGGACATAATATAATTAAAGAATGTGAAAAAAAATTAATTACATATCTTGAATATGTACTAGAACATAATATACTGGCTTTTTTTTTAGGAGACGGCACTAATAATATTGATGAAAAACAATATACAAAACGAGATTTACTTATACACCTTAATTGTGATAACGAGAGATTTTATTCTAATCAGTTTGCAAGCGGTCAACTTTTGGTCGTCAATAATGATATAGGAAAATCATTTATTCATAGTTTTTTAAATGTTTTTAATGATATACATTTAGCTAATGATGAACCTTCAAAAGTAAAGGAACATCCAGAGTTCATCGCACATAGGCACGATCAATCCATATTAAGTTTATTATATAAACTTACAGGTCTAGGGGGACTTAAAGATGAGTCCGATACATGGTTAGAAGCAAATGGGCCTATAGGACCCTTTTCAGCAGATCGCATTGCAGACCCTGATTTAGATTTCTTAAACTGGCCTGACGATACATACACTGTAGAACAAATACGTAAATTAGTTTATAAGAAAAGAGTAAAAAGACAAAAAGATAATCGATATAGGCTAAATTAAATGAAAAAGTATATTGTTGGTATAGGATGCAGCTGGACACAGGGTGAAGGAGGATACCCAGAAGAAGTTTGGAAAGAACATGGCGGTAGGGTGCAGGTTCGTTGCAAACCTGATTATTATTTAAGACATCATGAACATGAACATAGCTGGGTAAATGTTTTATCTAGAGATCATTTTCCTGAATATACATCAGTAAATCTAGGTGTACGTGGAATAGGAAATTTGGCTGCAGCCAATCAACTTCATTTTGCTGATAAAATTGATTTTGGTAATAGCACAGGCATTATAGTTATGATGCTTAGTGGTTTTGAAAGACTTGATTTTTGGCAGCGAGACCCTTTGTGTCCTATTCCGCCTTATGTGCCGCCTGATGATATGTACTCAACTTTAGAATATAAACATTACAAATGGCGCACAGCTTGGCCATTTGCTGGTCACGGAGACATCGAAGAACCATTATGGGCTGTTTATGGAAAAATGTTACATAGTGATCATTTTGTCGTCAACAACTCACTTATGGCTATTATTAATGCTCAGACATTTGCCAAAGCACATAATTACAAATTTATGTTTGCCAACGCTTTTAATGATCCATATGGATTAGATATTAAAACTTACATGCAACAGTATAGCGGCAATAAATTTTTTAATAAAATAGACTGGTCAAATTACTTTCACGCAAGTAAAGATTATACCAACTTTGTACATAAACTGGCTTTATTGGATGGTCTTCTACCTAAGGATCAGTTAGGTGGATGGTACAACTTTTATAAGAGAAGAGATTGGCCAGCAAAATACTTAACTAATTGCGACGGCGCACACCCAACCATTGAAGGTTACAAGTTTATAGCAAGTGAATTAGCCGACTTCATAAATAGTCATGGCTATGTCAAAAATAACCGTCAGTTTTGTCAACCCTAATTTTCAACAGGGTCCTAAAGAATTTAATGCCTACTACTTACCCTATAGCCCGGCTGTATTATGGAGCTATGTAAGCCAATTTAAACATATAACAGATAAGTTTGAATTAGGTGAATTTATCTGGCGTCGCGATACTATCGAAGAGGCTGTAGAAAAACTTAAAGATAGTCAGGTCGTAGGGTTTAGTACTTATATTTGGAACCGTAGTTATAACAACGTTCTAGCTAAAAAACTTAAAAAAAGAAACAAAGACATTTTAATTTTTATCGGAGGCCCGGAACCTCCTATTACTGATAAGAATTTTTTTGAAAAATTCCCATATGTAGATATAGCTGTTAAACAAGAAGGTGAAATAACTTTTAAGAAATTACTTGAAACTATAAGTGTAAAGGGAGCTAGTTTTAAATCAATATCGGGTTTGCTTATTAATGATAATGGCAAAATATTTGATACTGGTCCTGGTATAAGAATTGAAAAACTTGACGAGATTCCTAGTCCTTATCTTACGGGTGTGTTTGATAAGTTGATGAATGATCATCCGGAGATACGCTGGAATGCCACACTAGAAACAAATCGGGGTTGTCCATATGCATGTACATTTTGTGACTGGGGCAGTCTTACTTATAATAAAGTAAAGAAGTTTGATTTGCACAGAGTATTTGATGAATTAGAATGGATAGGAAGTCATGGATTAGATTTTATAAGTTTGACAGATGCTAACTTCGGTATTTTTCCAGAACGAGACAGTTTGATAGCTGATAAACTAATTGAAGTACAAAAGAAGTATGGTAATCCTAAGGCCTATACGATAGCTTGGGCTAAAAATCAAAAACAAGAAGTAGTTGATATTGTTCGTAAGCTAATTTATGAAGGCGGAAGTAAGATGGGACTGAACTTATCTGTGCAAAGTATGGATGATAACGTTTTAGATATCATCAAAAGAAAAAATCTTGAGATGAACAAGATTGAAGAGGTATTTGAAATATGTGAACAGTATAGCATTCCGTTGTATACTGAACTAATTTTAGGTTTGCCGGGCGAAACACTACAAACTTGGAAAGATAACTTCTATAAGCTATTTAAAGCAGGAAACCATACTGGCATTACAGTCTACCAAGCACAGTTATTAGAAAATGCCGAAATGAACCTTACACAAAAAGAAGAGTTTAATTTAGAAGGCAAAGTTGTCTATGATTATCTTGTAGGCACATATAATGAGCATGAGCTAAAAGAAGGAATAGAGGTTATAGTATCGACAAAAGATATGCCTAGACATGACATGATTGAGGCTCAAGTATGGAGTTGGTTTATAAACACGTTCCATATTAACGGTATAACAAATTATATTAGTAGAGTATTGTATAAATCACAAAATGTAGAGTATAGTAAATTTTATGAATTACTTTTTGAGTACATACAAAAAGATGAATGGTTTAGTGAAGAAATTAAAAGGATTCGAACTCATTACTCTAAATGGACTGAGGAAGGTAAAATAGATCATGATCCTATACAAGGAATGGAAATACATGGTTGGAACTTAATACATAGCACTGTTATTAATATACATAGTGAAAACAAACATAGTCATATATTTAAATTTATAGATAACTTTCTTTACACGTACTTTAATTTAGATTATGACTTACAAAAAGAGCTAGTACTATTTCAAAAAACATTTTTAATTGATTACAACACTATTTCTGATTATCCAAAAATACTTAATTTAAACTTTGACATTCCAGGATATGTAAAAGACAATAGTAATCTTTATTCCCATTCAACATGCACATATGAGTTTGATTTTCCTGAAGATAAACACCAATCACTACAAAGATTTTGTGAACAGATATTTTTTGCTAGACGTAGAAATTTTGGTAAAGCATGGCTCACAAAGAAGTAAAATGGTTTTTCAACCAGCGGGGCGATAATAATAATTATATTATTGAAAACGCAACTGCCTCCCATATAATAATTAATACTGATACAGAATGGTTTTGGGCAATAAACGATAATTTTTATGATGATCTTTTTAATAAGGGTGTAAGAAAAATTACGTATATATTTTCATCTTTTAATCACGACTTTTATAAATATTATGAAAGCGATAAAATAGAAATAACATTAATACATTGGTATAGTTTTTGGTTTAATTGGGGCGAAATGTTACTACGTAATACTATAGATTATGATAGTGTAAAATATGACCAATTTGATTATCCTTTTATTAATTTAAACAATAAATCACATGATCATCGTTGCGCCTTAATAGACAATATAAGTGAGCAAGGTCTATTAGATATAGGTGTTGTTTCATGGAATAGATTTCCTTATATTAACACTCATTATAAATTTAAACATTATGACAACAGTTACAGATCAGTAGGGGATGACTTTTATCAACTTCAAGATAGTTTCTTTTTCTGTAAACAACAACATAAAAGTTTCATGCAGGTTGTAGGCGAAGCTACAGATAGTGTCCCGTTCATAACTGAAAAAACTATAGTGCCTATCTTGCTCAAAAAGCCTTTTGTGGTATTAAGTTTGCCCAATTATTATCAATATCTTAAACACCTAGGCTTTGAGCTATATGATGAAATAATTGATTACAAATTTGACAGTAATGTAGTTTTAGATGATAGAGCTAAACAATTAGTACTTAATCTACATAATATTAAAAATGAAAATTTAAAGTTATTATATAATAAGCTTTATCCTAAAATTCTACATAATTATAATAGAGCTTTAGAAATAATTCATGACATTACATATATTCCACAAATAATACAATGTCGTATAAAAGAGTTAAAAGTAGATAATAGTGATTTTTACGATGTAGATTACAGATATAAGCAATTTCTACGTCAAGCAATGACTAACTAAATAATCAACTATGAAGAAAGTAGCAATGATAGGTGTTGGAAAATTGGGTAAAGATTGCGCTGAAGTAATGGCTCAACATTATGATGTAGTAGGTTACGATATTTTGCCCAGAAGTCCTGGGTTTGTTATGAAAGACAGTATTCAGGATGCTATAGCAGACAGAAACATAATTTTTATAGCAGCTCCTACACCACACGAAGACATGTATGGAGGAGAAACTCCTACTAGTCATCTCCCTAACAAAGACTTTGATTATACTCCGGTAATTAATATATTACGTGAAGTTAATTTACATGCCAAATCTCACCAACTTGTAGTTTTAATTAGCACAGTATTACCAGGTACCACACGAACTCTATTACGTCCATGTATAACTAAAGCACGTTTTATTTACAATCCATATTTAATAGCAATGGGCACTATAAAATGGGATATGGTTAATCCTGAAATGGTTATCATTGGAACAGAAGATGGTAGTTTAACAGGCGACGCAAAAGAACTTATAGATTTTTACAAGGTTTTTATGCAGAATGAGCCTCGATATGAAGTAGGTACTTGGGATGAAGCTGAAGCTATTAAGATTTTTTACAATACTTTTATTAGTACAAAATTAGCTTTAGTCAACATGATACAAGACGTTGCTGAATTTAATGGAAACATGAATGTGGATGTTGTGACAAACGCTCTTGCTAAATCTACACACCGTATCATGGGTCCAGCATATATGAAAGCAGGACTAGGTGATGCCGGAGCTTGTCATCCTAGAGATAATATTGCACTTAGATTTTTAGCAGATCGTTTAAATTTGGGTTATGATCTATTTGATAGTATTATGAAGGCAAGAGAAGTGCAAGCAGAAAATATGGCCTTGCGCTGTTTAAAAAATGGTAAAAAAATCACAATAGTTGGCAAAGCCTATAAACCAAAAGTTCATTATACTCAGGGTAGTAATAGCTTATTAATAGGTCATTACATAATGTTACACGGTGGTTACGTTAGATATTATGATCCTAACACCGAGGATTATGAACTGCATGAAGATTGGACAGACGTTTACTTAATAGGGTATTGGGACGACTATACAGAAAAACTTAATTTTCCGCAACATACAGTTGTTATTGACCCATGGCGTAAGTTAAATCATAGAAATCATACTGGTGAGATAATTCACTATGGTGATACACGTCCTAAAAAAAAGCATAAACTAACAGAAAAAGAATTTAGAGATAGACTAGATCAAATAATTCTGTTTATTCCAGAAATAGGATCAAGTTTACATAGAGCGCATATAATCCCTGCGGATATAGCGCCTATGTGTACATTTAGGTTACGACCAACTGAGGATGTCGTAGAGGAAATTATACAAGCTATAGATAACGGCAAAAATAGAATTATATTTGATTGTTGTTCTGAAACACTATTGGAGTCAATAGTCTTAAAAATTCATAGAATTCATAGTCTAGTAGCACATAAAATTGATTCGGCACATTTTGTGTTATTAACTGGCGCAAGCGTTCAGAAATCTTTGTATAGAAATTTATGTATTAAGTATAATATAGAAAGGTACATTACTATAGTTTGTACGAATTACTTTCATCATGCTACTAGAAAAAAATATAAAAATGTAGAGTTTACTGGAGATTATGAACTTACATTTAGAGAAAAGAATTTTTTATGTTTTAACAAAGTGCCTAGGTTGCATAGAATAAAGTTATTGGATAATATGTATAGAGACAGTATAGTACATATGGGACATGTCTCATTTGAGGGAGATAAACAATTTTTAATTACAACTATAAATTCTCCTATGTGTTCAAACATACGTAAATTTAAAAAAGATTTACCTTTAAGGTTAAACATTACACCAGAACGACCCAATCCAGTAGATATACTTCCAGACGATTTTAAATACTTTAAATCAAGTAGTTTTAGTATAATTACTGAAACAGACTTTTACACAAATGGAAGAGATGATACTGTTTTTATAAGTGAAAAAACTTATAAAGCTATTGCTATGAAACATCCTTTTATAATTTTAGGAAAACCCACTATTTTAAAGGAACTACATAATTTAGGGTACAAAACTTTTAGTCCATTTATTGATGAAAATTATGATCAAATAGAAGATGATGATTTACGTTTGGAAGCAGTATATAAAGAAATTAAAAGATTGCTAACCTATACAACACAATGGTTAGATTTTTATAAAAATGTTAAACCCATAGTTGAATACAATCATATGCTATTTTTTAAGGAAAATAATAACTATAAGGTAGATACGACTTTTTTAAATTAATATGATAAACTCAAAAACAGCTTTAGACGACCCAGATAAGGGAAGAATTTTTCTTCATAGCAATATCATACTTTACGAACCAAATGAAAAGGTTTATGAACATTATGATATAATTCCTGAACTAATAGAGTTTATAGGAACTATATATCATAGATTTTATCTTAACACATTAATAATTAATTCTAATATGGGTGAGATAGGCTTTGAATTATTAGGATTAGGAGTTACAAATAAAATAACATTTTGTGATGATAGTTCTCAAAAATGTAGTTACTTAAAACAAATATCTTTTAATCATTATATACCATATCACGTAGATACAGTAGTATGTAAATACCCTGTGGATATACCAAAGAAAAATTATGATCTAATAGTTATTACTATTCCTGAAGCAGTAACCGATAAACAAAATATGCTGAACCAATATTTAGAACATATAAGACCTGCATTACCTCTTACTGCTGATGTGCTTGTTATTGAAAATAATGACGAAAATGAAGAAACCTATAATCATGTAGCAAGAGTATCTGGATTTTATCATGAAACCACACGTATTATTGGAAAAAGGGCCATAATTCACTATAAATTACAACATGATTTTATAAAAGCGACTGAAGGCTTTACAAAAAGTTTACGCGGCTTCTTTGCTAAAATCTAAATAAGTAAGGAGTATACACAAATTGGATTTTAACTTAAGACACTTAGCAGTAAATGAATTAAAGCCTCACCAAAGACCCACTGAGGATATTGCAGATGAACGTCATCGCAGCATGATGAATGCTATTGCGCCATATGCAAAACCTACAGTGCAGAAAAACCTAACACCCGTTTATGTAGATTATAAAACACGTAAAACGAAATTAGCTTTAGTATTGTGTCCTGAGTGGAGTCCATATATGCCTCCATTTAGTCTAGCAAGACTATCCGGTGTAGCAAAAAGTTCAGGCTACGAAACAAACATTTATGACTTAAATGTTCTTGCTTATAATGCTTATAGAGATGATTGGCGTCCAAATGAAAAAATTCCATTTAGACTTTGGGATCCTAGTGCTAGCTGGCGTTGGTTAGGCGACAATTATAAAAGATATGTTCATCCTTTACTTGAACCTATATTATCAGATACAATAGATAAAATATTGTCAAAAGATCCGGACGTAGTTGGCTTCAGTGTATATTATATCAGCGAAGAACCTACCAAATGGATGTGCGAAGAATTAAAACGTAGGAAGCCCGAAATCAAAATAGCAGTAGGTGGACCTAACGTGCATAAGAGTTGGTTCAAAGTTGAACCTTATTATGATTATGTTGTCATAGGTGAAGGTGAAATTAATTTACTAAAACTTTTAGAAGATGCAGAAAATGGTAATATTAGAAATACTCCATTAATTTTAAGTCAACCAGAAGATGAAAGATTAAACATCAATGGTCTACCAATGCCAGACTATGAAAGTATTGACTTTAGCTTATATGAATTACCCAATGGAGTAAACAGCGAAATTAGTCGCGGATGTACAGCTAAGTGTACATTTTGCGAAGAAACTCACTTTTGGAAGTATCGTCAACGTCAAGCAGTAGACCTAGTCACAGAAGTAGAATGGCTTTACTATAATAAAGGCACAGATATTATATGGTTTATTGATAGTCTTGTTAATGGAAACTTAAAAGAATTACGTGCTTTCTGTAAAGCAGTAGCAGCAAAAGGTCTTAAAATAAACTGGACTGGATATGCACGTTGCGACGGACGTATGGATCTTGAATACTTTAAAGACCTTAAAGAAGGCGGCTGCATAATGTTTAACTATGGTTGTGAAAGCGGTAGTCAAAAAGTATTAGATGATATGGCAAAAGGTGTGACTATACAAGAAATGGAAGATAATTTTAAAGCCGGTAAAGAAGTAGGAATATGGGCTGCAACTAATTGGATTGTAGGATTCCCTACAGAAGATTATCAAGACTTTGCAGACACTATGACATTCATGTGGCGTCAAAGAAACATGAATATTAATAATGCAGGTCTGGGTGTTGGTTATGGCTTAGGGCCTGAGACTATAGTAGGACAAAATCCCCATAAATTTAATGTGTCATGGCACAAGTATCAGGGCTTTTGGATAAGTAACGATTTTACTAAGGGCGGAAGTCATATTATGGCTCGCGTTAAACTTATACATATGTGGTTAGATATGTTTAAAGGATTTACAGATAATCCTATAAGTTATCCTATACGTGATAATTTACGTAAGGAACATTATCTAATAAAATTTGACGATCCTACATATTTTAGAGAAATACAATATGAGAAATTTGATTATAATATTATACCCCCTGTAGATCCAAATAACCCTTATGCAAATAGTTTAGTAAATGAACCTTGGACTTTCTTGCGTATGTTATGGAAGGTAAGAGGTGGATTTACTGCAGAAATACATTTTAATCCTGAAATAGACCAACGTGAATTTGGTAATACTTATGGTGCATGTTTCTATACAGGAATATACAAATTTAAAATTAATAAGGACGGTAAATGGGAAGCAGACTTTTATACAAAGTTTAATCAAATAGATAATCCAACTGATGATCGTTTGCCTCCCCCACAAGGACGTAAGGGTCCTTTCTATGCACAGGACTATTCTCGTATACAAGCTAATACTGCTAAACGTGCTAGGAAGTTAGCTAAACCTCAGTGGAGTGAGGATGAGGGCCGTAGTGGACAAGATTTTGCAAATTTATTAAATGAAGAAGCAGCATTAAACGCTAGTATAGATTTTAGTTTTGAAAACCATTATGTAGGTCAAGGCGATTGGGGCGATTATAAAAATTATGAGGTTAAAGTTTCCAACAGTACAGCAACAGTAATACCTGAAAAAGAAGCAATGACTGCCAAAGAAGCATTGTCACTTGCTACTGTAAATGTATTAGACATTAAAAGGTCAGACGTAAAGCCTAAACCTGAGTTAGAAATTATTGTTTCTGTACCTGAAGTTAGAAAAACAAAAAGACCTGCATTTCCAGTATAAGTAGCAGTATGACGCAAGATGTATTGCTAATAGCCGGCTGTAGTCATATTGCCGGAGCTGAAATTAATGGCGCTCAAGATAGTGTTTATAATAGACAATACAGTTTCGGCAATTGTTTAGCTAGAAAGTTAGGAAAAATACCTGTAAATATAGGTCATCATTCAATAAGTAATGCTGGTATAGCACGATCAGTTATGACTTGGATTGATAATCAACTTAAAAGTGATTATGTAACTCTTAGTGTACTAATAGCTTGGACAGATAGTGGTAGAATGGAGTTAGTAAGACCTTACGAAATAGACGGAGAAAAGATTTGTAGGTCTGCTGACTGGTTCGATACAACTCAAAATTTTGTCTATAATATAAATTATGGTACTGGAAGAGACGATAACAATAGCTATAGTAACGAAGAAAAAGAATATTTTCAAATGGTGCAAAGATTTATGGCAGATAATCCATTGTATCTTGAAATAGCTACAGTGACTAGTATATTAATGCTTCAAAATTATCTTAAATTAAAAGGTATAGAATACTTAATGTGTAATGCTATGTACACTGTAGGTGAAAAAGAAACCTTACTTGATTATTATATTAAGCATATAGATCAAAGTAGATACTATAACTTGCTAAATAAGGATGAGTGTTTTTATTGGAAGTACAAGAATTTAGGATATGAAAATCCTAAAGCTAAATATTGGCATCATAACGAAGTTCCTCATGAATTATTTGCTGAAGAACTTTACAAATTTGCAGGAGAAAATCATGTTTTTAGTTCGATGGTGGAAAAAGTTGAAGAGGGAGATTGCTTACCGCAAGAAGTTAAAAGAGTTGAGGAAAAGAGACCCCTTCATATATAAATAGTTATGAATGCACACTTTGGTATAAGTTGTGGCTTTCACGATGCTGCGGTTAGTGTAATTTCAAGTACAGGAGATATACTTTTTGCAGGACATAGTGAAAGATATAGTAAAACTAAACATGATGCTAAATTGTGTATACCTTTACTAGAAGAGGCAATGCAATTTACAGGGAGTAGTGTTGAATTTCACTATTATGAAAAACCGTGGCTAAAATTAATTCGTCAATTGCAGGCTGGACAGGACCTTGGTCCCCTCTTAATCAGCAGTCTTCTAGGACTAGAAGCAATGGCCTACCTGGGCTCACCCAAAGTAAAAACACACAACCATCATCTTTCACATGCAGCAGCAGGATTTCAAACCAGCAACTTCCAGGATGCAACTGTAGTTATCATAGACGCTATAGGTGAGATGGATTGTATCACTATATGGGATGCTTGGTATGATAATAAAGGATATGCAAAATATAAGAAATTGTGGAGCAAAAAATATCCTGATAGTATAGGCATGTTTTATAGTGCTATGACACAGCGTGTTGGCTTGAAGCCAATGGACGAAGAATATATTCTTATGGGTATGGCAGCATATGGTAGACCAAGTCATGCACAACGTATGGCAAGCACTTTACTTCAGAATATTGAAAATATAGATTTTAAATCAAATCTACATATAGGATTAGATGATAACTTTTTAATAAATGCGGATGATATGGATATTGCAGCAAGCGCACAACTTGTTTGTGAGACATTAATTGAAAAAGTTATGTTTAGAGCGAAAGGTTTGGGGCGTAGCAAAAATCTAGTATATGGTGGTGGTGTTGCATTAAATTGTTTAGCTAATAGACTATTAGGCAAACACTTTCATGACATATGGATCATGCCTAATCCGGGCGATGCAGGTAACAGCCTCGGCGCAGCAGCACTGGGATATGGCAAAAAGATTAATTGGCGTGATGCGTTCTTAGGTACAAATATTAAAGGTCCATATCCAGTCAAAGAAGTTATCAAACAATTAATAAAGAAAAAGATGGTAGGAGTTGCCAGCGGTAGAGCAGAGTTTGGGCCTCGCGCATTAGGTAATCGTAGTTTGTTAGCAGACCCACGAGGGCCCGAGATAAAGGATAAAGTCAATGAAATTAAACGTAGACAAAAATTTAGACCGTTTGCCCCGGTCATTCTTGAGGAGCATGTTGATCAGTACTTTGTTATGCCTCGTGGCTGGCGTGACAGCAGGTATATGCAAGTCATCGCTACTTGTAGGCATCCTGACTTATATCCTGCTATCGTTCATCACGACGGCACTAGTCGTGTTCAGACAGTTTCAAAAGATGGATCTGGGATTCGACAACTCTTAGAAGCATGGTATGACAAGACTGGTTGTCCTATGTTATTGAATACATCACTGAATATACGCGGCGAGCCTATGGTCAATGACCGTAATGACGCTGACCGTTTTGAAAAATTATACAAGCTTAAAGTCTTATCATAAGTAATTTTCATGCTGAGAGATGTTTTTTATTATGGCGAAAAGCCAAATGTCCATCCACGTGAACGCTTTGCAAAAAATCTAGCAGACGCACGATATCAATCAACTACGCAAGATTTTTGGATCATAAACGAATTTTGTGATTACACAAACTTTGAATGGGATTTTGATTTTGATTTCTTACCTGACGAAGATGTATGGGCTGAAAATCACAACAATGTTTGGCCTAGCCAACACTGTAAAGACAGTGGTACTTGGTTATGTAGTAAAAAAGAAAGTAACTTGATAGTCTACAGAACTGACGTAGATCAAGTTAAAAGAAAAAATGAAAAAAATTATAACTGGAAAATATATTGCGACATTAATGAATTAGTATTTGACTTTAGTTGGTACCCCGACCCTACAGACCCGCCCTACATATATGTTTGGGGAAATCAGTGGGTCTCTGGTTTATACAAACCTACTGTTGAATATGTTGTACCGGGTGCGACTAAGAAAAAATACATGGATAGAATAGCATTTGTAACACCTGAAAAAGATAGATGGAATATAATAGAAAATATTTTAACGGATAGTTTTGACTTTACGTGGCGACCAGATCCTAGGGAGCCTGCATTAATTTATGTTTTCGGCAATAATCAATATGATGCTGTGCATATGCCTACTATTGAATATCGTATGCCAGGTGCTACTGAAAAAAAATACATAATAGATAAAAAATTAGTTGCAAAATTAGCTCCTAATTCTAACAGATTTGAACATCTAGAAAATAGTTATTTGCTAGATTATAGTTGGATACCTGATCCTAAAAGCCCTCCCTACATTTATGCTTTTGGAAATCAATGGAACAAACCAGAAGATAAAGTAAGTATTCAATATGTTGTTGAAGGAGCGACTGAATACAAATATATGGACGTTCGTGCAATAAGAAAACCATGCATGGACAAATGGATTATACCAGATAATATTGATATCACAGGATTTGACTTCAGTTGGGAACCTAGTCCGGCAGATCCTCCGTTCATATATGAATTTGGTACTCAATGGCAAAAGACCGGTGGACCAAGATATGTAGTAGATGGCGCGACAGAGGTAAAATATGTCAGCACTTTTTCTGTAAAAGCATTGCCTGTAAAAGATAATTGGACTTTACCTAGTAATTTAGATTTATCAGATTTCGATTTTAGTTGGCATCCCGATAGAACTAATCCACCGTACATTTATTACTTTCCTACTCAGTGGGCGTTAACTGGCGGTCCAATTTATACTGTTCCCGGGGCAGTTGAAAAGAAGTATCTTGATGAGCCTGTTGCTAAAGCTGTAGTTAATATGGAACATTGGGAAATACCTGACAATATTGATAAAGATAGTTTTGATTTTAGCTGGCACCCTGTTATTGAGGATAGGCCCTACATATACCAATTCGGTACACAGCATCAGAAAACAGGCGGGCCTAGATATCATACTCCGGGTAGTGATGAAATGAGTCCTATCAAATATATTGATAGAAGAATTTTAAAATCTAAAACTTTACCTGTTAGAGAAAACTTTATTATAGAAGATGGGGTTAAAGTTAAAGACTTTGATTTTAGCTGGCACCCTGATGATACTGAGCAGCCATACATTTACATATTTGGCAATGACAAATATCCAGCTGAAATTATGCATACAATACGCTTTGAAGTAGAGGGTGCAAAACAAGTAAAATATATATCAGGTATAACTGCCATACTTGATCAAAATAAAGACCATTGGATAATACCAAATAATGTAGATGACAATAATTTTGATTATAGTTGGGTACCAAATCCTAAAGACCCGCCATATAATTATGAATTTGGTACACAGCACCAAAAGACAGGTGGTCCTAAATTTATAGTTAAGGATGCTGTAGATACAACATATATTAGCACACAAAAAGTATTAGCTTTGCGTTGTTATGATAACTGGCAGATTCCAGACAATATTGATAAAGATAGTTTTGACTTTAGTTGGCATCCAGACAATACTGAAAAACCATACATTTATGAGTTCGGTACACAATGGCAGAAAACTGACGGGCCTAAATATGTAGTCGAATATGCTACTGAGATTAAGTATATCGAAACTATAAAAGCAAAAAGATTACAAGATAAAACTAATTGGATTATACCTAATAATATTGATGACACGTTTGATTACAGTTGGCATCCTGATAGTACAGAACCTGCTTATACTTATGAGTTTGCAACGATCCATAATAACAGGGGCGGTCCAATATACAAGTGTAAAAATAGTATAGAATTTAAATATATTGATAATATAAAAGCTAAATTATTGCCAGATGCTAAAAATTGGATTATACCAGAGAATATTGATATAACAAATTTTGATTTTAGTTGGGTCCCGCATCCTAATGATCCGCCCTATATCTATGAATTTGGCACACAATGGCAAAAGACTGGCGGACCTCAATATATTGTTGATGGAGCTAGTGAAAAAAAGTACCTTGATATACGTTATAAAAGATTGCCGGTAAAATCTGACCAATGGCAAACTGTAGAAGGATTAAAAATAAAAGATTTTGACTACAGTTGGCATCCAGATGATACAGAAGAACCTTATATCTATGTATTTGGTAATACATTATATGCAGCAGAAGTCATGCCTACTATAAAATACATAGTAAAGGGCGCAACTAAAATAAAGTATATAAATGATACTAAGGCAGTACTTGATATTAACATGACTAATTGGAAAATACCAGTTAATGTTGATACAACTGATTTTGATTTTAGCTGGATACCTAACCCAAAAGATCCACCTTATATCTATGAGTTCGGAACACAGTGGCAAAAGACAGGTGGTCCACAGTATATTGTTGAAGATGCAACTAAAAAGAAATATGTTAACAGTATTAAAGTAAAAGTTTTACCTACTGTAGGTAAACATTGGAAAACGTTAAATGAAGTTGCATATTTTGATTATAGTTGGCATCCTGATGCTACAGAGGAACCATATATCTATGTGTTCGGTAATCAATGGTACGATGGTGTTAAAATGCCAACTGTTGAATATCATGTAAAAGGTGCAAAGGTCAGAAAATATTTAAGTGATGTAAAAGCTATACTTAAACCTCAACGTGAAAGATTTAAAGAAAATATAAAAGTTGCAGATGATGGATTCGATTTTAGTTGGGTACCAGATCCAGACGAAGAACCCTATGTTTACATATTTGGCAATCAGTGGAACAATGCTGAAATAGAACCAACCTTAGAATATAAAGTTAAAAATGCTAAAGATATAAAGTATGTTGATATAAAGGCCAAAGTAGCTATGGATATGAGTAAATTTAAAATTTTATATCCTGTAAGTGACTTTGATTTTAGTTGGAGACCTAATCCTAAGGATCCTGCCTACATTTATGTATTTGGTAATCAATGGTATGATGCAGTTAAAGACCCTACATTAGAATATCATGTAGAAGGTGCAACAGATAAAAAATATATTACTGATATAAAAGCAAAAGTATTACCTGACATGACAAACTGGCAAATACCAGAAGGATGTGATGTATCAAATTTTGATTTTAGTTGGAGACCGGACCCCGATAGTCCTAAATATATATACCAATTTGGTACTTTAAGCAATGATGAAGACGGTCCAAGATACATCACATCTAATAATAATGGCGAAATTGTACGTTTGATGAGAATAGAGACTAAGTCCGAAACACAGCAGGTAAATAAGTATTATATAAACACTACTTTAGAAGACTTAGTATATGAACATCCTGACGAAATATTTTGGGCATTAAACAAAGATATTGATTATAGTAGTTTTGATTTTAATTGGCGTCCAAACATTGAACAGGCAAGATATATTCATGCCTTTGGGACAAAAGACAATATTAATACACAAACGTATTTTGTATCTGCAACTATGTTTATGCAAGGTTATAAAGAATTAAACTATGTAGAAACTAAAAACAACTTGCGTATAATGCTAGATATGTTTTTTGTAGATAAAGGCAATACTGAGGCTAATGACAGGTTCAATAAGCTGAAAGAAAAATTCGGTAATAAAATTCAAAAAACAAGATATTTAAACAGTTGGGTCGATACTATTAATCGTTGTATCAATCGTTCTACTACAAATCTTTGCTGGATACTTAATAGTGAGTTAGACTACAGTAACTTTAATTTTAATTATTATCCTGATCCTTGGCAAATGAAGATGGTGCATATATTTGGTACTCAATGGAGCCATTGGGGAACTACTTTTATGGTTAATCGTGATACCTTTAGTGAGGATACCAAATATATTAAAGTAGTAGAACATTTAAGTAACCTTAATTTTGTTAAAGATAAAAGAGCATTTGCAACCAATAATTTATACGACATTTATATTATAGATCATGGTAACAAAGAATGTGAAAGAGTTGTAGATGTAATTACTAATATGGCTTGTGGCAAAACGGTTAAGGTTATAAGGTATGAGCAGACATATTTGCAAACACTTAAAAATATTATTAATGATATAATGCCAAAAAAAGAACACTATGTTTGGGTATGTAGCAGTATATGTAATTACAATGCTTTTGACTTGTCATATATTTGTGATCCTTTTGCAAAAGAAAATTTACATGTTTTTCCAAGTGATCATCAAAAATTTGGGGATACATTTTTAATAGATATAAATCATGCTAAATCAATTATTAATGAGTTAGATATTTTACAGCAATATAATAAAGTCAATTATAACGGCACAATTAGAACAAGTCGCTTGCCTGCTCCTGTAATTAAAGTTAATACAGATACACATGTAGGATCAATCCATACTGAGTTTGACTTCCCATATGCCATTTATACTACAGAAGATTTTTCTACTATTGATAATGAACCAATGAATTTGTGGCAGTCAGATACAAAGGAATTATTAGTTACAAGTACCGGCGCATCACGTATTATAGTGCCTAAAGAAGCTAAAGACTACATTAAAAAAGAATTATATGATTATCCTTTTATAAAAACAGCAAGCAAGTTATTAGCTAGTAAGCCACTTGACATCGTATATCTCAGCAACGGTGAAAAGTGTGCAGAAGAAAACTATGAACACTTGCTTGCTGTCACTAAAGGGCTTAAAAACAGAGTAGTTCGTGTTGACGGTATAAACGGTAGAGTTGAAGCTTATCATGCCTCAGCTAAAAATAGTGAAACTTCATGGGCATTTACTGTATTTGCTAAATTAAAGGTAGACACAAAATTTGATTGGGGTTGGCAACCAGACAGACTACAGGTTCCAAAGCATTATATATTTCACGCTAAAAATCCTGTAAATGGTTTAAAATATGGTCATCAAGGTATGATTGCGTATAACAAACAACTAGTATTAAATAATTTTGGTGATGGATTAGACTTTACACTTGACGATCCGCATGAAACGGTTGAAGTACTATCAGGTGTAGCTACATTTAATACAGATCCATATAGTACTTGGCGTACAGCTTTCCGTGAAGTTATAAAACTAAAGAGCGACTATACAGATATAGCTTTAGAAAGATTAAATGTTTGGTTAACAAAAGCAAAAGGAAAGTTTGCCAAAGACTGTTTAAGTGGAGCTAATGATGCTGTAGAATACTATAATGAAGTTTATGGTGATATAGACAAACTTAAGTTAAGTTATGAATGGAGTTGGCTAAAAGATTATTACAATAGGAAATACAAATAGAGTAAAAGTATAAATAATCTCACAGCCGCACGACCTTCTGGAGTAGTGTTTGTCGCATAGCGATGGCTTAGTTTGAGGATCAACGCACAGTGCAGGTGCTAAGATAAACCAGAAAAAAGCTTCGGTCAGTACTGTGGGAAGTACAGATCGATAAGACTATGGACAAGGTTCGAATCCAAGCCGAAGCGATCTTATAAATATCTTTATGGACACACAAGCAGAACTAATGATGAAAGTAGCGATTGCAGTCGTGGCTGCTTATATCGCAAGCCATTTAATTTATCTACTAGCTCTTGAAGCCTGGTGTGTAGCATATGGAATTTTTCACTAATAGATTTATAATATAAATACTTTTGCTTATAAAAACACACATACACACAGGAGGTAATTATGAGCAAATCACCATACGAGATCCGTTTGGATCTATTAAGACTGGCTAAAGAAAGTATCTTTGAGCCATACTTTTACGAAAGATCAAATCTAGAAATGCAATGGAACGCTGCCAGGGATGTAAATCCTAACGCCCAATTTCCATCAATGCGTAAATGCCCTACTACTGAAGATATTATTGCCGAAGCAAAGAAGCTAAACGAGTTTGTAAGCCAAAGCGAATAAATACTTTTGTAGAGGTTTATATGACTGTAGGAAGTGAGGGGAACGATGCTTTGGACGCGGGTGCGAATCCCGCCATCTCCACCAATACACTT